CCCCAGCTGCAACTGGGGTTTAAGACACAACCAAAACCGCCAGGAGACGATTATGTCTGAAGAACAATATAGCAAATTTAGAAACGCAACTCTACCAGAGCTTTTAAATTTCGAAGCTCATGATGTGATTGAATGGCTCAAAGGCCAAGGCGATTTTATGGGCGAAGCCGTTGCCAAACAGTGCTATCAGCATTTAGCGCGTCAATAACCCTTAAACCAAAAACGGCACCACACGGTGCCGTTAATGCTTTAGCGCTTCGGACAGCTCCTCTAAAAACTTCACCAGCACTCGCTTCACCTTTAAAGGGAACTTTCTCGCCATCGCGGCCACATCCTTTTCCGAGACGAACTCATGCGAGAAAAGGTCAATGGATACGTCCATGTCCGACATTTCCAACACGCGCAAATATTCCCGATATTGCCCGAGTTTCATGTCCGTTCGGCCACTCTCAATTCTTTGTATTGTGCTCAAACTGATCCCTGTTAAAGCTGACATTTTTTCTTGTGATATGCCTTTGTTTTCTCGGTATCTGCGCAACACATAGACTATTGGATCTATCTTGCTCATAAAACACACGCCAGTTTTGATATGAATTTACTATAAATCCGTCATTAATGACGGCATTATCAATAATCGATATATGCGTTCACTTGAAAACATTGGATTATTGATACTATCCAAACCAACAAACGTGCCAGAAGAGCTCGTTATGTAAAAACAACGTCTTAAGGGCAATAAACAAGCCCTTGCGCATTTCAGATTATCCGTATTCTGAATATGCAAATCAAAATGCATAAAATAATCATAGTTGGACTAAGGTTGTATGAAAAACTGGGATATAAAAAAACTTATTGGAGAGCTGGAAATGATGGCACTGTCGGCAGAGCCTGGAATGGTGATTACTGAGGAGATGAGCATTTCTTGCAGTATGACTCTGCAAAGGGCAGTCAGTGAGCTAAAGAGTAAAGATAATGATCGGGATATCGCTTACTCGACCAATCCGCAATAGATAACTGCGAACGGCGAAAAATAGACACAAAAAAAGGGCCACCGCGCAATGCAGTGGCCCTTCTTGATTCATATTGTTGCTAGGCCATGGTTTTGGGTCCATGGACACATAGCGGCGCATACAGCCCTAAATATAGGGTCGGTAGTTGTGGTAAAACTTTCGCGCCTGATCGACTTCCCATTCAAACGCCTTTCGGCAATGGTCCTCCTGCTTGAATAGCTTCAAGAACAGCCAATCAATCAACTTGATGGGCGAGCGCTTACCTTGTCGTACACGAATGTAACTCCAACCGCTAATCGTGAGATCAGACTGACCAGTAAGCAAGTGCAGCACAAACATGTTCAGCGCCAGCAGGACGCGCATAAACAGCGACCAAATTCGCTTCATATCATTTCCTTTTTATGGTTATAAAAAAGGCTTAGATTTTCACCTAAGCCACTTTTGGGTATCCCTGTTCGTCGGGTTCGTTGTTATCATCCTCATACACGCGCACATCATAGTTCACCGCCTTAACGCTGCACTTCTCAGTGCCTTGTGGCGTCACATCATTAATGAGCGCTGGATAACACCACTTATCCGCTGGACCAAACAGCCACAATGGCGGTTCCATTTCACCGTCGAGTGAGGGCGTAAAGCCCAAGTTACTGGTGATGATGACTTCGTTAGGATGACTCCCTTTGGTGCAAACATGCGGCCCTGATGCCCTACCATCGGGTTTTCGGACGGTGATGTGATGCACTCCGCTTTCCCATTCCAGTGGCAAGTCCAGCCATAGGTGCGTCTTGCCGTTCTGAATGCTAAACCCTTCTAACCTGCCGCTTTGCGCGTAACCTGGCACATCGTCACCCAAAGCAACGTAATCGAGGTAGTTAGAGTTAAAGGCATCCATCTCAGTTTGGAATGAATACTGAAAGCGTCGGTAGCGCTTCTTACGTCGCACTCGCATACCAAATTGCCACGCTTTAGTTGGGTCGGTCACACCAAACGCTCTGACTTTCTCCGGTTTGATGCCGAGGTCACCAGGCAGCAAGCACATTATGGTTTCCGGTTTCCATGTCAGAGTGGAGAAGTATTCCACCTCCACACCGTCGGGCTCTTCTTCGCGAATAAAGCTGCCTGAGCGCTCCAAGCCTTTACCAAGCATGTTGTCCGGTTGGTACTGAAAATCAAAAGTGGTTCTTGGCTCATCCCGTACCGGAATGATTTGACCGTATTTGAGCGTTGGCTCTGCGTAACCGACGAGCAAGACTTTCTTCAATACCTCGAACAAGGTGCTGCTGTCGGTGAATACTGCGTCGAACGTATCCCCTCTGGCTTTCCAAACCTCATGCAAACGCAGCAGCTCGTAATGACCGATGTGAACATCACTCAATCCACTATCAAGAATGATGTAGCGGATAGCCGGTGCTATGTCTCGGGTCGGGTAAAGCTCTTGCGTCCAACCTCCTAGCCCATCTGGAATTTGCAGCTTACGGGTTGGCACCACGCCCAGCTTATTCTCCGCGCTACGCGAGAGCGAGTTACTGCCACGGATTTTGAAGGCGATGGTGGTGAAGTCGTCATACTTGGTGTTGCTATCAAGTCGCGCTTTCAATCGGCGGTACTCGATGCGATCCAAATACTTGAGGTCTTTATTGTCGTTTGTGATGCGATACACGCGTACTTCAGGGCGAACTTTACGACCTAAGTCAATTTCGACGGTTTCCGCAAGCTGATCGCGAGTGCCGTCTCGGCGTTCGTACTTGACTTGGTTCCACTCAGTTTCTCCCTCTCCGCGCCATTCAATCATGGCCTCGACAGTGAGCGCGTTGGTGTCGCCATTCTTGTTCACGTATCCAAGGCCGTCAGGGTGTTTGAAGTCGATGTAAATCTTATCGGCCACCTCTGAGGCTGGGCAGGCAAAGTGTGGGCCTGCAGGTTTACCAGGCAGTGCCACTTCGGTTTCAAGCGTCCACCCTTTGTTCTCGCCTTGATGCGTGAAGACATCCCACCACACCTGCGCTTTCGTCCCTTCGGGATACAGCCTATCGACTCGGCCTTTCGGGTTGTTCGCTTCACGGATGATATAGCGGCCATCGTCCGTGCCGTGAAACTTGATGGGATGATGGCGCGTTTCTGACGGTACGGTGTCGACCGTTATCCAGTAGCCCTCACCATTTAAGATGCGCAGCGCATAGAACGTCTCGCCATTGACCTCGAACGTTTGCTTGATGTCCACCATGCCCACTGAATATTCCACCACGGGGTCGGCTTCATGTGGGACGTAATAGTTGGTCGGGTATTCAACATAATCGCCTTGATTACAATTGTGTAAATCAGGGTCACGCGACCAAAAGTTAAGAATGTCTGCCCCATTTTCGTTTCGCCAGCCACCATCACCACTTGCTTCGGTGATCTCACGAATACCAGGCGAACCGGATATTTTGATGATGTGGCCAGCTTCCCATTCAACAGGCCAGTATTCTGTTGCGAGTCCATCCACATCGCTCACCACGCCGAGCGTATCGTCCACCACATTGACTTGGCTCGGAGTGATGGAGTTAATCGGCCCTTCTAGCTCGATCCCAGCCGTGGAAGACGTCGAACCGACCTCGCGTGAGGTGTAAATGTTTTCGTGCGCTGGGTGGCTGGTCACGTCCTCCCCTGGCGAAAACACTTGATAACTGATGTCCCCTGCGTATTTCGACACAGGCGTGTCACTGATGGTGATGTCGTCGCCCGTAAGCTCAAACTCGCCATTGCCAATGGCGGTCATCATGAGCAGATACTCTTCATCTTCTGAGAAATACCAATGCGGCTCACTGATGATGTCAGGGAAGGTTTTGTGGCGTCCAAACAGCTCAGGGATGATCCCCATCAATCGCACTCGGTTGCCTTGTGCGTTGGCTTCATAAATCGGACTGCCTTCTGGCATGGTTTTCTGGAAGTTGTCAGGGATTTGGTTCATGGCGTAGATGGCCGCGCCAGCCGCCACCACCGCGATCACCGCATAAGCGATACTTGCAGGGTCTTTCGGCTCGGCAACCAACTCCACTAAGTCACCGTCTTGCCAAACATAATCAAACCAATCTGAGCAAGTGCGCTGTTTTTTATTCACGAAATAAGAAAACGGCGGCGTTTCTGATACGTAGTAACCTTTGATGTTCGCAGCCATCCAATCATTGAGCGTTTGCCCAGGTTTGATTGGGGTAAACTCGCACTTACTACGATTGAGCTTGTTGGGATAAACCGCTAGTACAGTCATGTTCGATGTAGTACCTCGTAATTAGTGACATACGCTCAAAATCAGACAGGCGACAGAGCCAAGGTCGGCCCATTTTTCGCCCTGTTTGAGCCACTTTCAGCCCGTTTTCATTCACCACGACACCCACATGCACCAAAGTATCTTCAATCAGATGGCATGCGATTGCGCCGTCTATCGGGGCGGTTTCAACATAACCACCCACCAATTGGTGATAGGCGTCGGTCATGCCTGCTTTGTCGTCTGGGTCCACGGTCCCAAAGCTGTCCAATAGGGATAAGCCGTGGTGAAGGTGGCGAACCAAACGAACAAAGCCCCAACAATCCAGACCATGCTCGTCACGACCATGATCAAGATAAGGCACCGCCATTAACTCATTTAAAGTCATTAGTTCCCCTGGTACTTGAGTCCTTTGGTGATCGTTGGCGTGTAGCGGCGTTTCGGCCATGCTCGGTTCACCAAGTCATGAAACGACGCGACAACGCCAACGGTTTGGATGTTGTCTTTTTCACTGACCGCCGTCAGCGTGAGGGGTGGCTCGGCAGGTGCCGAGACATGGGGATACAAGTAAAAGCGATACGTGATGGTCACTTTGCTGCCATCTTCCATGGCTTTATCAATAAAGCGACGGGCCTCGCCCGTCACGTTATCAATCTGGAATTGCAGGTTCTGTTTCCCTTTGACGCTTTTACCCGGTAATGACACCCCGAACGCCGACGCTCGAAAGAAGGTCTCTACCCCTGTCTCTAGCCCAAGATAAATGCCTTCCACACCATCAACTTCAAGATGATAGAAACCGTCAGCCAGACGAATGACCGATTCCGGCTCGCCTTTCTGATACGCATCTTCATTTTTAATTTCTATGGTGTGGATGGGGATTTTATCGACAGGAGCAGAGGCGTAATAAACCTCTATGGCTTTCATAACATTTATTGCACATTGATGTTTAAAGGAGAGAAGTAGCTGCGTAACTGGCTATTCACTTTGCTGATGGTCTGTTCATCCAACAGCTTGTTGTAAATAAGTAGTGCCGAGACGTGGATGATAGGCTCTCGTCCCACTTGGCTCTCACCCAGACGGATTTTATCCATTGATTTCGAGATTGGGTTCTCCGACGTTTTAGATGCCACCATGTTCAGTCCAGGCACGCTCAACTTAACCATGTTTTGGCTTCGCTGAGAAACTGACAGGAATGGGCTATCAACATCAAACGCGAGCGTGCTTGGTTGAACCGCAGAGCCATCAACACTGTCCTTGCCCCAAATGATCAACTTACCTGCTTGAGAATAGACAGTAAAACCATCGGTATACGTACCGACCATAAAGCTATTCACGGCAGGAGTGGCAACACGCTTACCCACCATAAACACGGTCAGTTCTTCGTGCTCAGCATCGACAACATTGGTCGTGATGATGTCGGTGGCACTATTAATGGTAATGCCTGACTCATCCAAAATAGGATTACCTGTGATGCTCAACTGACCACCTGCTAATGTGGAGATACGACCATCAAAAGTGTAGCCAGCAATCAACCCTTCAGCCTCTACAGGAAAAAAGACAGGTAAGTTCGGGTTGTCAAAATTGGCGTTATTTAAGCGAATAACAGTAGCCATAATTAAATTTCCTTCATGAAAGCGACTAGATAATTGTGAAGAGGGTGAACAACGCCATCGATGTTGATGTGCTCATGCTCAGTGGCCGTGTCACGAACACACCCATCATGGAATCGGGCATAGCTGATTTGTAATGGCGACGACAACGTTCGATCAGCTTTGATTCGAATCGCATTGTCATTAACGATTTCGACAGACTGAATAACCGCTTCACCATTTAAATCCTTTAAACGAAAACCTGCGTGAGACTCACCGGGTTCGATGACTAAGCCCTTATTTGGAACGTGAAGCTTAATGTCAACACTGTTCCCTGAGTAACTGAAAGACACTGGAGATAGTGGTTTCCACTTAATGCCATCCACCATCACGCGTTTCCATGCTTTGCCTAAATAAGCGCCCAACAACTTGTAACTGTAATTCGGCATGTGGATTTCATCGGCAACGAAATCCATCCAATACGTCGGAGTGGCAATAAAGATAAGTGGATCTAGCTCAGAAGCGAGCATCTGAGCATTAGGCACTCCCCACATGCGATCATCGGTGCGATACAAGGCTGGTGCCGTTTGGTAACTAAACATCGGCAAGTTCGCCACTTGGTTGCCACTTCGGATAGCTTGCATGTCCTTTCTGAGTTTGAGCAGTTGAGTGACATAAGCTTCTGAGTCTGGGTTGCCGAGGTCATTTTCACCTTGAACCCAAAACACTCCAGCTAACGAAGTGCCACGACCATCTCGTTTCGCAGCTTCTTGCCCGTTGAGAACCATTTGTTCAAATCTTGCGAAATTCACCGTGCCCTTTGACAGTTCTTCAATCTTGGTCGAACTGCGGCCAGCGCCTCCCATCAAGAACGCCAACTGAAGCCCACCATTTTCTCGATCACATAAGTCATGAATCATTTGCAAGACACCCGCTTGTGGGGTTTCACGGTTACGATTCGCGGTGCCCTCTTTGTAAGGCATCAGAGGGTAAAACTCGGGGATGGTATTGGATTCAACATAGGCACCGTGTGAAAACATGTAATCAACGGGACTGTCTTGAATGGATATGGCAGGCTCACCTTCGGCACCAACCGATAACGACTGCCCGTACATAATGAGCTGCGTCAGTTCAGACAACGGTGGTAGATTTAAATCCTTAGGCTCGATAAGACGGTTTACGGTCAATTCAACATCATCAAAGCCTAACTTTTCCAGTTTGAGACCAGGAATTTCAATCGTGCCATCATCATTTACTTTCAAGGCGATTCTATTTTTGCTGTCGAGCACCACGAGCTCTTCACCGCCGTCTCGCGCTTCAAAGTTCATATTGGCGACACTCAACGTGCCATCGGCCAAAAGCTGCAAAAGGATTTGGTTAAACTGGTTCATAAACAACAGATCGCCAGAATCACCTGCCAATTCCGTTAATAAACCAGAGAACTCAACCGCGCCATTCGAACGCACCCCAATGGCTTGACGGCCATTTCTGTCTGTGACCGCAAACTCCGTATTGCTAGTATTTTTGTTAACGTTTTCAAGCCCTAGTTCATCAACGCGAAATTCAGCTTTATCAAACAGTGCATTGGCTAACAGTGATACATCATAAGGCGACTTTTCCCATATCGTCCCAGTCCAACCGTATAGACCATTATTTTCCGGCTTCGAGTCGCGCCAAACTTCAGCAAGAACAATATTTTCAGGTGGAAAGACAGGCAAACTAGCTCGGGTTTCGTAAGCCTGTCGACCTTGAACCATCGCTTGTATTGCGGACCATTTATCTGCGATGTCTTTGCTCACTGAAGGTTTGATAACGCCACCGACGGTAACAGTGTCTTGCTCGCCACCTATTAGTATTTGGTTCAGCCAGTCAATATACTGACGAAGCTCTTCCATCATTTGAAAAAAATTATTGCTATTTGTCATTCTTCCAGCTCTCTGTGTAATAGCGGCTCATGTCGATCTCTGTCATCAGTTCATTAAGCGTATGAGGGAATAAAATCTGGCTAACGGTGATTTCTTCGCTTTGGATTGGGTATTGGCGAATTTCACATTTCACGGTGTAGTAAAACTTGCCACCTTTTTGCTTGGCGTCTTTGAGTGGGTGGTCTTTCATTTTGATTTGTAGGGGAACCACGCCCAGCTCGGTGCGCTGGTTTAAGGTAAACCAACGAATGCCACCACTGAGTGCATGGTCTACCCAACCAAGAAACGCCGCTGCTTTGTCCTTTGGCATCCGAAACACGAGGGTTTGGAACGTCGGCACGATGACATGCCGACGACGGTCCCGAGTACGCCCTGTCGACATTTCCGTGGAAATACGATTGGACATCTGTTCGATTTTGTCGGGAAACTGAGGATGTGGCAGGTAGCTTGGGTACATCATTGTCATGAGTGCTTATACTCCCACTGGCTTGAGGTCAAAGCGCTGCGCGATCCCTTGAGACATTGGTCCGTCAGAATCGAGGTCTTCCAAAAAGACATCGGTGATGTTTTCACCATTGTCACCTTGGCGCTCTCTCACTTTCGCTCCCTCTGGTGCGCCGTAAATGTTCACCACGTTACGACCTCCAACGGCCAACCCTGCCTTGGCTGAATCCAAGCTTGGATCATTCATCGCGAACTTCTGACGCTGCATGGCCATGATGGCGCTATACATTTGGTCGATTCGGTTCGCGGACTCGTTGGTGTAAACGCGCTCACCTGCTTTCAGCGTCCAGTCGGATTCCATTCGGCCACCCAACATCGGCACTTCGGATATCCCGTTGTGCGCCATATTCGAGACTGAATCGACTTTGCTGGCCATGGAGATACCAAAGCCCATAGCCGTGCCTGCCGCTGCCGCAGCAAGACCAGGACCGACATAAGGAATACCAACCAGAGATTTGTATGCCGCTGACGCTGATTCGTAAGCGTTAAGCATAATTTGGACACGCGCTGCGGTTTTACCAATACGAGCGGCGTTTTTGTTTTCACTGTTTTGTAGCTGAGAGATTTGACCGAGGAAGTTGCTCATGCCTCGAACGCGCTCTTGCATCAAGCGCTCTTCACGATACGCCCGTTTTTCAGCTTCGACTTTGGCCTTTTCTGTTTTGGCGTTTTCACTGCGAGCGAATGCATCGACAGAACGTTGCAGCGCCGCTTCTTGCTCTGCTTCAAACTCGGCTTGTGATGTTCTAAAAAACTCTTTCTCGCGATCACTGTACTCGGTTTTTAATGCCTCCAAGGTATCAAAACCACGACGCTTCAACTCTTGCTCGGACACCTGCATTTCTTCGATGTCACGCAAGCGTTGCTCATGCGCTAACATGAGCTTTTCTCGCTCACTCGCGTACTGCATATCAAGCGACGCTAGGCGCGATGCGCCAGAAGACTGCTTGCTTTCTAAACCTGCGGTGTCTTTCGGTAAGACTCTGTCTGGCGTGTCGCCTTCAGGTTTTAAACCTGGTTGCGGCGCGTCATAGTTCATGCCAGTTTGCATGATGTTGTAGCGTTTTTGCTGACGCGCTATCTCGGCATCGAGCTCATCAAGTTGCTTTGTTAATCGCCCAAAATCAGAGTTAAGGTTGAATAACTCGTTTTCACTACGACCAAGAGGGTTAATAGGCAGTAAGCTGTCAACATCAATACTTTCGTACTCTTTAAAGGTACGGTTTACCTCTTTTAACTCGTCACTAAGCTCTTTTCTCTCAGATCTCAATTCTGACAGCTTTTTGCTTAGTCCATCGACCGTTCTTGGCGTGTCTGACCAACTATCAAACAGTGTTCCCCAATAGTCGATTGAGTAAGCCAGCTTATCGCTGAACCAATCAATCTGATCACTGGCTCCAAGCACGGCATTAGCAAAAGAGCGCTGCAGCTTAAGCCCAGTATCTTTGAGCTTTTGGTCCATCTCTTTGAATTTCTCAATGTCATATTCCGACATGGAGACGTTCAAGTCGTCGTATTTTTTGGTCAACTCAAAGAGCTTTTGACCTTGATTGTCGAGCAATGGCATCAAGGCCGAGGCATCGTTAGCGATACTCTCCAGATAAAATATCTGGCTTTTCATTGGAACGTTGGCTTGGTCCATCGCCGTTTTGATGGCAATCAACGCATCGGGACCCGACAGCTCTTGCAGCTTCTCAATGGTCAGTCCGACTGTTGGCGCGATGTTCTCCATGAAGTCAGCAAATTCACCACCTTCATTTTCGGTAAAGTCGCCCAGCTTATCGTTCACGTCCTTGAGAATATCAGCCATGTTTTCGCCGCTGATATTGTATTGCTCAGAGGCATACGCCAAGGCTTGTATTTGCTGGACCGATACCTGAGCAACGGTGGCCATCTTTTCGATTTCGCGCGCTTGTTGCGCCTGCTGCGTAATGAGGTAAGCCGTGGCACCTGTGACGGCACCAATGCCTGCCGAGACATAACCTGCAGCATCTAACACGCCACGACCTGCGTTTTTGGCGCGGTCTGCGGTTTGCTCTAAAGAACGGCTTAATGATAGGTTTGAGTCGTTCGCCGCTTTGGCTTCTTTGGTGTAGCCGCGCAGCATCTTTTTGGCGTAATCCACGTCTTTCTGAAACTTGGCGGTTTCAGTATTGAAGCGGATATTAAAATCAGCTATCTGGGCACTCAAGGCGAACTCCTCCTGCCGACGCGCTCAACGCCATCAGCTCTTCGTCGGTGTATTCTTTGGATTCTTCTTCGGGATGTTCTAGGGTTGGCAGGAAGTCTTGGTAGCTTCTAAGGGCGCTGTCGTCCTTGCAGCCTGCGGCCATGGCCGTGACATTCCAGTTTGAAGAACAGGTCACGGCAAAGCGCAGATTGTCCATCTGGTGCTTAAAGCCGTGTTTTGAAAAGTATTCACGCCACTCCACAACGGCTTCGCCGCTAATGGAAGCCAACAAGGTGCGCCAACAGACTTGCCCGAACTCTCGGGCAAGGTCCATGGCAAACTCAATTTCATCCCGAATTAGACTTTTGGGTCGGTGGGCTCCTGAGTGGTGGTGTCTTCCGTTGTGGCGTTTTCAGCGGTAGTGGTGGCTTCCGAGCCATCTGATGAGGCGGTTTCTTCTTGCGCAGGCACTGGCAAGCCTGAGAAAGAAGCGATTTCATAGTGAAGCGTTTCAACCTGCTCTGGCGTCATGAGTGACATGATCTGTTTGTGTCGTTCATCGATGTCTTCCACGCCATCACGATAGCCATACGCCACCAATCGAGCTTGTACAAGAAAGTTGATACGGAACCATTTCTTCGTGTACTTGTTCAACTCGACCAGGTAATTATCTTGCTCCGACTCACTGGCGGACTCATCCGGTTTGGCTGGTCGTTCTGGTTCCGGAATTTCTGAACAATAGTCCATAAAATCCAGTCTTTCTAAACCAGACAACTGAGTGATGGTGACGCTTATGTCATCGACAGGTACGGTTTTTGTTTTCAAAAAAAGCTGGGTCATGATTATGCTCCTGCGCCAGCGGCTTGTTCAGCAATCAGCATTTCCGCGAGTTTTGGCTTGCCAACGTTTTTGAATTTAACTGAGCGAGTGATTTTCTCTTTAATCGTCACCGCTTTACCCAATGAGTTGATGTAGCCCGAATACGCATCCACCGTGCCATTCGGGTATTTGGCGCGGTACTCGGTCACTACGCCTTTGTCTACATCATCAATGAGCTGCTGTTGGCCAGGCTCTCCTGGCTTCCAAACGATAGTTAAATTGGTTTCTCCTGCTGACTTTTGACCTGGCGTTGTTTTAGCCCAATCAGACTCAGGATCGTCTAGGTAGTTATCTTCTTCGTCTTCCACGGTGATTTCACCTGGTTGAAGCTCTTTAACGCCGCCTAACTTGTCCCATTTGTCGTCATTAAGGTAATCTGCAGGCGTTTGCAGTTCTTGGTTGTCTTTCAATCGCCAGAACGTAGTGCCAGCGCCTTTGATTGCTTGAGTTGGGTCCGACATGATTAAACCTCTTCGGTGTATTCAATAGTAAATGCCAAGTCCAGCGTTCCCCATGGCTGCTCTTCGTCTTGTGCGTATCCAAACGATTGACGATTACAGAGGTCGAGAAGACCGTTGGCGGTGTAATGTTTGGTGATGATCTTGAGAACTTCTTCACCTAATGCGTCGAGCTCTTGCTCCGTGTTGTTGTCTGCAACCAGGTAGATTCTGATAGTCAGCTCAGAGCGCCATGTGATCTCTTCAAAATCTTCTTCAACACATTGACCTTCGGAAACGGAGACTGAAATGGCAGGGATGTCAGTATCATTCTCTTTAGCTTCAAATTCGGGAACCGCGATGTATCTGGGGTTGCCATTAAAAAACGTTGCGATGATTGACTCGCCAGTCTCATCGACTAACCCTGCTTTCAAATCAGCAACGACTTGTTTGCGTATAGTGTTGTTAATTTCCACGACCAACCTCTCTGCGAATAACCAAGCGGATTTGTTGCTTCATCGCGCTGGACAGCTCTTTTTTCATGTCCGTTCTAAGCAACTCATCGCTGTGCTTTTTAAATGCTTTGGTGATTTCATTCACGATTGGCACCTTGCACACTTTGATGGGGTGCCTTGCATCCGAGACACGTTGCATGATGTGCCAACGACCGTTCTTCAGCTTTTGTAAGAAGGCATTCTCGAATCGGTGCCGACCGACAACAATGGCGGTGTTACCGGATAACTCTCGCTTTTGGTAACGACCATTTCGGCCTCGGTTAACTCGGCTGATTTGGTATTGCCCTCGCTTGCGCCGAATTTGGGTTCTAGCCGTATCGATAGAGATGGCAGGAACATCGAACCTGCGCACTCTGACAAAAGCCACTGGCATTTTCCCTGTGGCCTTTTTTGTTATCGACGCGCGAGGGCGAATAACTTTTTGCTTGATACGAACGGCTTTTGCGGTGTCTTTCACTGACCGAGAAACAGCTCGAGCAGCCACACGGTTAATCGCCATTGCACTGGCTTTCGGTACCGCGTTACTTTGTAATGAGGAAAGGTTTTTAACGGCTAGCGCCAATTCCCGATCAATGCTATTCATAAGATCACCACAATATTTCCGTCTTCTGGATAAGGGCCACTGGTGACAGTGAGCTTTCTGCCCGAGGAAACGAACTCGATAGGTGTTCCCTTCTTCGGTCTGACATTGTCTGCTTTCTTAAATGTCAGCTTGCGAGCGATGCCTGCCATAGCGTCAAACTGGTTTAGGGATTCGTCATAAATGGCTTTGATAGGTTCTCCACCATTGACTTTCACCCAAACACCAAACGCTTCAGAAACCGTGTTATCCACCTCTTCCATTAACTGGTCGAATTCGTTATCAAACATAAGCGGCCTTACATCGTCGCGACGAAATACGCCAAGCCTGCGTCCACCGCTTCCATCGCGGTTTCTTCATCTAAAAACGGCTTATCGCCACGTTTGAGCAGCACCGTCTTTTGGCCTTGCAAACACTGAAACGGCTTATCCACGAGAACTTGCACATTGCCTTTTTCATCGGCGTTGACTTCTGGCGGCTCACCATCGTCTAGAACCGTGGCATCATCGGGTAATTCGACCGCAGCACCGATAAGCACTTCCGATTGTTCGCTGGTTTGACTCTCGGTTTGTTCGCTTTGATCACCGGCAGTATGGTTAGCGTCATTTCCTTGCGTTTGCGACTGTGCTTCATCATCGGATTCGTCCATGTCTGGTAACTTGGCTTCCAAATCGTCAATGACTTTATTTAGCTGAGGTTCGGTCGTTTTGTCTGAATATTGCGGTTCAGTAATACCGAGCTCTTTGCAAAGCTCATCAACACGTTTTTTCAGGTTTTCTTTTCGGCTCATGATTGGCTCCAAAGTAAAAATGGGTCCGTGGACCCATTTTGCTTTTCGTTAGTGGTGGTCAGGATTAACCGACTTTGACGACAACAACTTTGTTAACGTCAATGAGGTACATCGCAGGGGCGGCTTCCGTTTTGGTATAGCGAACTTCTGGATCGCCATTTTCCGTCCAATCTTTCACGTAGCGTTCGGCTTCATCAAAGCCTTCACGCTGAGCGGATAAGTCTTGGATTTGACCGTACAGACGCGCACCGCGCAGTTCGGTATGCGCCAAAATCAACGTGAAGTCGCGTTGAACTTTCTTCGTTGTGCCGTCACGGTCGATGTACTCTTCATCCACCACGATGATGGTGACATCGCCAAGATTGCCTTTAACGCTAACCGTTGCACCTAAGTCTTTTAGCGCGGTTTCCAGCTGAGAGTTAGAGCCACGTCGAGTTTCCAGCGCGTCATTGAACTTCTTGAACTTACGCATCAGTGCCCACGTTTTAGGATCGGTAATGATGACATTCGTCAGGCCTTCAGAAATCGCCGCCCAAGCTTCAATGTCACCAACGATGTCGTAGGTAGCAAAGTCTTGATTCGCCCACTGAGCTGCCGAAAGAAGCGTGATCATGTTGTCCGCATTTCGGCCTGCATCAATTTCGTAAGGCGTTTCAATGTAAGGGCTGTCGATCACGGTTTTACCGTCGTAGACCATCTCGGCACACATCAGCTCTTCACGGTCACGAACCGCTTGCTCTTCGATGTCGAGGTTTTGCATCACAATCGCGTTTTGACGGTCGCCTGCCGACATAGAGCCTGTGATTGGCTCACCTGGGCGACGTTTTACGCTTTGGTTAGCGGTAACTGCATGCTTGGACTTCACGTATGCAGGTTTGAAGCTTGAAGTTTTAAAACCTTGGTTGCGATCCACGGCCGCACCAATCATCGGTGAGCAGAAAGCTGCAATCTTGGTTTTATTTGGGATCATGTCGAGGTCGACTTTTTCCGTGGCAAAGGTGTACATCTCACGGAAGAAGAAGCGCATGAAGAAGTTATCGCGGCGAATCCCTGCTTCTTGAATGGCTCCAAGCAGTTCGCGAGTGGTGTAATTATCAGACATATGAAGCTCTTTTTTCTGAATTCAAAGAAAACGACGAATTAGTATTCGTCGTCTACGAAAACTGGACTACCTAGGAAAGCAGCGCGTTTTTGCTTGTTGGTTGTGACCGCATCAGGCCAGTTCACAAAACCGATACGAAAGCCACCCTGTAGGTAAACTGTCGATTCTTGGTCGCTGCCTGTATTCGTCACATCACGAGCCGAGATAGCGATGGCTTTGCCTGGTGTACCGTCCCATTCCACCAAAGTGGCGGCGTCAGTCGCGTCGGCCATTAATGGGGTTCGAGCAGGAAAAGATACGCCCGTTTTGATGGTTGCTCGCGCCGTGACTGGTGCGCTAATAAACAGCTCATCTGGTGTGTATTCTGTTTGTTCTAACATGCGAGTTTCCTTGTTAAATGCGTGTGTATGAAGACGCTAGCGCTTTGATGTTCTTTTGTTCTTCGGTGACATCACCGGAACCAACATCATCACCAAGAGGCTCACCGTGCTCTGAGGCCAGTGCCATTAATGCCGACTCGTTTTGCGCAGTGGCACTAACTGGTACTGAAGCAAGCAAGGCCTTTGCTTCATCGACGCTAATTTTGGGATTACTGGCAAGTTGCTGCGCGAGCGCTTCACGCCCTTTGGCTTCTTCTAGGCCAATAATGCCCATGCAGCGTTCACGCTCTTTTGTGGCTGGGTCCGTGGACTCATCACTTTGCGCGCTCGCTTGTGGCTGTTCTGGAGTGGATTGCTGTTCTTCAGTTGGAGTTTGCGGAGTCGCTGGAGCAGCGGCTTGTTGTGGATTGCCTTGCTCACCCGTTGCGACTGGTTGTTGTTCTGCTTGCACCGTCATAGCGGCTCCCATATCAAAGGTGGTTTGTTGTTTCTTGAACTGTTCAGCCATTATCTGAACGGCATCAAGACCGTTAACGACTTCGTTTGCGAAGCCAACATCCACTGCAGCTTGGCCTTCGTAGACCTGCGCCTCAGTCGATAGAATGGTTTTAATGTCGACGCCCATGTACTCGGCGGCTTTACCTGCGAACATTTGACGTGTGCTCTCTGCTTCGGATTGCCATTTTTCTCGCACCTCTTTCGGCAGAGATTGGTAAGGGTTGCCATCGGCTTTATGGTCACCTGCCGTCACAAGGGTGATTTCCACGCCTTGCTGATCCAGCATCTTCTCGATGTTGGTGTGCGCCATAATCACGCCCACCGAACCTGCTATGCCCGTTTGAGTTATGAGGCGCCTTGAACACGCACTCGCAATCATTTGGCCAGCACTGCAGTGCATGTCGTAACCGAGGGACCAGATAGGCTTGATTTTGCGCATCTCTGCGATTTTGTCGGCCAAGTCAAAGCAACCTGCGACCATGCCGCCTGGTGTGTTCATATCCAGCAAAATGGCTTTGACTTCGGGGTCTGCGACCGCTTCTCGCAAGCGGTGCATAATGCCGTCGTACCCTGTCATCCCCGAGTAGGGTTTGATGTGGCCATACTTATGAACCAACGAACCATCAATCGGAATGATGGCGATACCCTGAGAGACTTGATAGCTGCGGTTACTGCTGCGAGTCCGAGAGAAGCCAGAAGCGACTTTTTTCATGTCGTTCTCGCGCAGGATTTGCCCTTCGGTGTCGGTGATCTGGACCACATTGCCGAGACGTTGGCTGAGCGCCGAGAAAAATACCCGAGCGTAACCAGCTTCTAAGGCGAGCGGCCTGTTGAATGTGTTGCTGATTAGGTGTTGTAAGTTATTCATTTGAACTCTCGCTTGGGTTATCCGGTGCTAACGCTTGTAGCTTCATCCAGCTTGGCGGTGGTAAGCCTTTCGATTTGCGCTCTTCCATCTCTGCCAACTGTTGATCAAAGATTTCTTGATAGTCTTCACCGAGTAGCGCGAGCTCTTTCTCATACGTCGATAGACCTGAGTCGATACGCAGTACGGCTTCTTTGACTTCTTTCAATCCATCAATGGCCAGTCGACCAGAGCCAATCCAGTCACACTTGGTCCAAGCGTTGCGGCGTTCGTAGAAGTTGAATCGCGCTTTGCTTGGCAGCTTGATGTAGCCACGCAAGATCATTTCTTCGAACATGAGTGCGAAGATTTGGCTGGCGAATCGGTTAGCAATGATTTTTCGTCGACCCATGAAGTAACGCCATGAATCGTTGTGCGAAGCACGAATGGTGCTGTAAGACATTTGCGCGTAATTGCGCGACAGCTGCGCGTAATCCACGCCCAATCCAGCCGCAACGTAGCGGATGATGGATTGCTCCAAGGCCGCGAATCCGTTATCGGCGTTCCCTGCGCTGTGCAGGTTGATTTTGTCACCTGGCATAAGGTGAGGCAGTTTGACGCCGTTGAACTTGACCTCGTTGTTGGCGTAGTAATCGCCGTAGGTCATTAGCATCTTTTCGACCGCACCATTTTGCTGCGCACCGAACAAGTACTCCATCGCTTGGTCCGTTCCAAGCTCTGACTCGATACTGGCGGCGTACATGGCGTTGACAATCGCTCGCTGTAACGTGGTGTTCTGTAAGGTGTCGAGCATCTTCAATTGCTCTAAACACGATAAGAACTTATTCACGCCACGACATTGCCCACCTTCCGATGGCTCAAAGATATGCAAGAACCCCATGCGCCCCGAGCGTAAACGCTTCGGTACTTCACGCCATTTCTTTGGCGAGCCAAAGTTATCGGCCCCTTCTTCAATGAAGTAGGAAATGGCTTCGCCATGTCGATTGAAGCGCATCCCACCACGCTGATGGGGTTTGTCCATCATGTAGTTGGGGTTGTTAACCTTGCGTGGCGCGACCATGCGAATGCAGGTTGAAAAGTGCGAATGGCGACGGTCTATCCATTCGGGCTTCGCCATGATTTCGCCTGTGTGAGCATGGGTTTCAATGCCCTCTCGCATCATCATGGTGAACGTGCGGCGACCTTCTGCGTCGATAAAGCAGTTCGGGTCTTCGGCGATGTCACGAAAAATGGCTTCCACTTCACGCACGAACCCTTTGTCTGGATCGATGCCGAGCAATAGCCAGTTTGGTTTGTAACTGAGGCGAAACTCAGAGCCAATGATGTGGTCTTTGTGTAGCTGGATGCCGTTTGCAGCAATACCGTTATTGCGCGTGACATCGTCTGTTCTGGCGTTCGCCTGTCTCATGACAGGCAAGAAAGCAGCGTCTACCGATTTTGACGGAGGGTTCCAATCGCTCATCTGGCCACCAAACCCTGAACCGCCAGCTCGATACACCGCATCTCTTAATGGTGTTTGACCATCTGCAGCCAGTAGTCCGGTGTGTGTCATTAGAATGAAACTCCTGCAGGGCCGCGACGACGAACTGAGCTCAATCCTAACTGTCCACGCAAATCATCAATGTAGGCGCGAAGTTCATGGATGTTGGCTCGACTGTATTCAACTTTGCGGTCTCCTTTCTGTACGGAAACCGCCATCTTTCCTGTTTGCAAGCTATGAAAGGCGGCTTCGGCCTGTTGCAACATTTCTTGTTTTGTCATCTTGATCCACCTTTCAATCTCGCGGCTAACTCAGCGATGCTGAGACCGGATGTTTGTGGTTGTTCTTGAGGTTGTTGGGGTTGCGGCTCTTCCAGTTCGAGACCGAACCGTTGAGTGAGAATGTTGAGTGCCGCATACGCATACACCCATCCGTCTAACGCTTCATCAAATGGGTGGTATTGCTTCACCCATCGCCAAACTTGTCGCCCTGACTTGTCATGTTCCAACTTTTTATTGGCTGAGCAGAGCTGCTTGAAAAACTCATCACCGGCTATGTCATCATCCAATGGAAAGTGAACACATCCAGGCACAGGTTCATCACCTTTCGGGGTTAAACCTAAACGGCTGTAAAGTCGTTGCTTGATACCGTCGGTACCTAGCCTAGTGAGGTAGACTTTTTTGTTGTTTTTCTTGCGAGGGAAGTTTTGTATCGGCTTGCCGTATTGGTTCTCACCTTGGATTGGGATCACCCACATCACGCCGTGCGTTCGACTCATCTGGTAAACGTCATCGGTTTTATGGCCCATGGCGTCCCAACACCAAAGCTGAACGTCCATCACTTGGCCACTGCGCTTTTTGTAGGTCCGATACAGCGCTTTTCCAGCGGCATCCTTTAATACTTGGCTCGATAAATCCCCGAGAAGAACGATGTGCTCGACAAGCCAACATTCTTCACCTGGTCCCCACGCCCACACAAAGAGTTCGATGCGGTCATCCTGAGTATCAATGCCTCCGGTCAAAACCACGGCTCGCTCAGGTACTGGGTTACTGGTGCGACTCTCTGCCCACCATATTTCACGGCGCGACTTGAGATGCTCCCAATCCAGCTTCTCTCCGTTCTCACCATCCCAAAGCTCACCGAGCGTTAGATTGACGAACGTTTTGAGCTGACTTGGGTCGTCTTTCTTGTTGAGGAAGTCACGCACTATGCCGCGCCAACCTGCACTCAATTTGGTGTTGTATCCTGACCAAATGTGAATACCGACGCTGCTTGGCGTTGGCGCTGGGTTGTCGTCTATATCAAAGAACTCATGGCCATCGCGTGTCCATGTGCCATCTTCGGCAATCCAACGACCTGCAAGCTCCATCTTGTAGAGGTGCTTGTAGTAGATAGGGTCGTCACAATGCACGCAGCTGTAATAAACTGTCTTTGATTTTTTCTCGATACTTGGCTGAGTGTTGTCCCACTTGAAGCCATGTTTATCTTCTTTACTGCCCCACTCCAAAACCTGCTCGGTTCCGCAGTGTGGGCATGGCAGATAAAAGCGGAAAGTCAGCTCCATCTTTGCCATTAGGCGTTCAACGTGCGACTCGCCTGTATTGGTTGGTGTGGTTCCCCACCTTGCCATCGGGAAAGCGGCGCCTTCCAAACGCATTCGCGCAAGATCGATAGGGTTACCTTCTTTACCGACTTCCCAATCCCATCCGTCAATCTCATCACCGAACAACGCGCCTTTAGTCAGAGCACGCATGTTTCGCGGTGTGGATGTGCCGAGGACATGCAGCGACCAGCCTGTTCCCTGTTTGTAGGAAACGGTGTTTCGGTGGTCCTTAGCGAATAAGGCTGGGAAGATTTGGTGCATGATTGGCATTTCCTGCCAAGCAGCATCAATCTCGGTGACAGAGATGTTTTTTGCGTCGTTCTCTGTCGGTACGTAAATCACGGTGTTGGTTTTGAACTGAGCATGCAGACAAGAGTTTGCTGCTATGACCAACTTGGACCAGCCAACACGAGCCGACTTTTGCATGGTCAGCTCGGATATAGCGCGGTTGCACATCATGTTGAGTGGCACAACCTGCAAAGGCAGTGTTTCCCAAAAGCCTTCTTCCTGAGAAGAACCAGCAGCTAACCGGAAATGCTTATTGGCCCACTCCGCTCCCTTGATTGCGATTGTTCTCCTCATCCCCATCAAGCCACGACGGACTTTCGTCTGGATCGCTGTCAATGTAATCGGAGAGGTTTGGTTGAACATCGGCACACTCATTTAATACAGCAGCAATCACGGCCTCTAAAACTTCCACCGCTTCGGGTGGCATGTCGGGCCATGCGTTCTTTAGTTTCGGAAGGAGGGTGTCGAGGCGTGTGCCCACTCTGGCGCATACCTGTTCTAAGGTATCGACGATGATGTCTATTGGTGCGTAACTTTTTTCAAACAGTACGCGCTTGGCTTTTAGCATCGCCAACTTTTCGCGCCGTTCCTCTATCTTGAGATCGCGCTCTAATTTCGCAAACGCTTCCTCATCTTCTTGCTCGGTTTCCGGTTTTGAATCGGAGGCTTTTGATTGCGATTTATAGGTAATGTAAGCATGGATACACGCAAGAGGATCGATACCATTTCGCCCTTTGGCGACAGGCAGAACCCCTTGTTGCGTAAGGTTTCGGACCTGTCTAGATGAAATGCCAAGAAGCGTCGCTATGTCCAACTGCGTGAACTTTTTGCTCGGGTTGAATAGTTCGCTCATTCATGGTTTTTGACCGGAAACCGGAAACCTCCAAAATAAAAAAAATTTTTAACGAGAGCTTTTCTGCGAGGTCGAGCCCCCGTGGTCGCTCAGGGTGCCCAGAAGGACCCGTTCCAATTGAGCCGCGCGCTGCATTGTTCCTCGCTCAAACTCGTGCCAAGCTTTCTTTCGACTGCGCCGATTACGCTTAGCGTCTGGCTTGAGCACATACATCACGCCACCTCGTTCTGAGTCGTGGTCGTTTGCTTCGCTGCTTGAATCGCTTTGATGTTCGCCTCTTCAAGTAGCTGCTTCGCCTCTTCCATTAGCTGAGGGTTACATGTGTCTTGATTGGTCATCATCTTCTCCAATGCTTGGCATTGCGTATTCATGACAGACTCGAACATCGATACTGATTGGCACATAGCGTGGTCTCACTCTTTGATTGATTGGCGGAGAAAGAGGGATTCGAACCCTCGGTGCGTTGCCGCACATTCCCTTAGCAGGGGAACACCATCGGCCTCTCGGTCACTTCTCCTTTATTGCTCAACACTCTCACCGAGAACGTTCAGCAATAAAGCGTCGAATGGTTGTTCACAATCCAGTGCGCCACCTAAACAACTATCGACTTTTCCTTTGTATGGCTCGGGTTTGTCACGGTCTGGTGGATTGTCCATACCGTGACTGTCATGAGTTTGGTTTCCGTGACGCTCGTCTAGCCTGCCCGTTCAGTTGTCGTCACCCGCCCACTTGGGAGTTAACAATGCATAAGCTCTCCTTGATAGAATCAATACAAAAACAGTTGTGGTAACTCATTGCTTAAAACTCTCGTAAAAGTCCTAACCAATGAATAAAGCCAGCAATCGCTGGCTTTAATGGGAGATAGTAAGTACGCAATCAATCAGTCACGCTACTTGTCTACCTGTTTGTCTTGGTACCACTGTTTAATCTTGTCGGGTCTAACCGCGCACTTATCAAACTCAATACTCCAAGTGATATCGCGAGTGTATGACTCATCTTGGCTGTGAGTCTTCATCGCCTCTTCAAATGGTGGGATGCATGGAGCAAGCAAGGCAGGTGGCGGAAGCATCGGAACATATTCAATCTTGTACAGCACTTCCCTTTCTGGAGTCGTAATACTGCTGCATCCGCTCAGCGATGCCAGGACTAAAGCGCTCGTCACAGCCACTATTAAAATCCGTTGCTTCTTCATCGAGTATCTTCCCTAATTCAAATAGTGTGGTCTCAAGCTTTGTGTCCATGGACACATTGAACTTTCGCATCCACTCATCGGCCACTTGCGCGTCCACCAATTGCTTATTGAGCGACTTAATCGTCTCGTTCTGCGATGTGTTAAAAGCAATCGCAACATCTAACTTTGCCCTCTCGGCAGCGAGTTCTGAGGAAGCTTGGCTCAAAGCTTCTCGCGCCTTTTGCGTTTGGCTATCACTGATAAACAGCAGTCCAACCAACACCGCAATAACAATTAAAGGGCCAACGCCTATGAACTTTCTAATCCATGACATAGATTGGCCTCCACCTCTCTACGGTTGATTAAGCCTTTCAGTTTCTGACCACCTGCATAAACCCAATACTTCAGCTCATTGCATGCGCCAGTAAACCAGCCCTGCTTAATCTTGTGGTAAATGCGTGTCTCGCTACCATCACGGTTGTGCTTGAATCGCGTGCAACCCGTGTTAAATATGAACGATGTGAAAGCATCAACTTGGCCCTGGCTCATCGAAGCCACATCACCGGATGACGCGAGACAATTCTGTGCAGCGATGATATTTCGAGTCCAATCAATGGCTATCTGTTCATCGCTCTTAATTCCGTCAGTAACACCGTGCGTGTTACCAATACCATCGGTTTTTAACCCTGCTGGGCAGGTGTAAGGGCTTCGTCTGCATCCTTCCGCATTACCGATAACCTCCAGTGCCTTGGGCGAGACAATCAGCTCGCCAACCTCAACACCGCCAATCTCAACCAGACCAATTCGTTCCCAATCATCAACAGGGCGAACATCCTGACTAATCGCATCATATTGCGCAGTTGGCTCAACACTGGCTGAGAGTTTGGAATCATCCTTTACAGCGCCACCAACGATCACGCCGATAACGGCCATGACGGAACAAACGATTTTCTTAGTGTGCTGCATTAAGTCTCATCCTCTCCTGTCAATTGCATCAATTGCGCTTCACGCTTCAGTTCGAATTCCTTTTTTCGGAAGACGAAGTTCACCGTATTCGTAATGACAAAGGTCAGAATGGTACAAGTGATACCTACTATCATTGACAGCTCACTCCAACCTAGAGCGCCCATCGCAGCAGTAAAGCTACCAATCGCCGCAGTGATACGGTCACCCTTGGCGACTATGAATGCGATAAGCGCCGCTGCTAGAGCAGAAAGCGCCCAACGCTTGTGTTTTTTCTCTAGCATAAATAAAAAAGGCGCATTACTGCGCCCATCTCCAGGTATAAAAAAGCCCCGCACGAAGGCGAGGCTATAAAATAAATTGTTGCGAGATACAAAAACCGCATGTTAGGTAAACGATATACCAACAACCCCACCTTTGCAACTATATGTTGTGTTAAATTTGCTCAATTTGTACATATATTGATATTTCAAGTGTTCAGCTATTCGTTATCGGTAATATTTATAGTCTCGGTTCCACCCTTTATAGCTACCTTTAATCTCATGCAAGGCCAGTGGCCACAACAACCAATAAATAACCGTTATTTGTAGGGCTTGAAATGCAGTGCCCTTACGCACTGTTCTTCCGTAGTCAGACATAACAAGACCAAAGCAACCAATAAGCGAAACTACGTTACCAATGCACAGATAGAACACCAACCAACCAAAAACCTCATTAAGTGTTGGTACAGTGATGAGTATTTGCGTTGTTTCCATCACTCTTCCTCATCATCTGGCATGCAGTTGTGGCAGGTGTGCTGTCCGCTATGCCATTCACCACAATCACCCCAATGGAAGGTGTTATTGCAACTCTTACAAGCGCCCATTTCAGACAAGTCGACTGGTTCGTCACACACGCAGCAGTCTCCACAATATTCAAGCGTCATGGCTATTCTCCGGTAATAATCGTTCTAAACCTTTTCCGAAGTTGATGATCATGCTTAATCGGTTATCAACTTCACCAGTTACTCTTGCTTTTTCGATAGATTCTTGGACTTCATTCCACTCAAGGGTTTTAATTTCTTCAAATGAGAAGTGCATCAAACCAACGCTAAGATTTTGCAGTTCCTTTTCGCACTTAGTGATCTTTTCGGCGTTCTTACCTTTAGAGTCCTCTTTATCGTCCCAACCGCAAAAAATGGCGACGCCTTTAAGTGCTAATGAGGCTAGGGCAATAATTGCAATTGATAGATAAATAACAATAGGCCCATTCTTACTAACTAATGGGTAGTAAATGAAGATAACCAAAGGCAAGGTCATCAGAACTCCGATTACCTTCTTTCTGCAAATTTTCATTACAAGACATCGCCTCTGACCAAAACCACGCCATGTTCAGAAGCAAGCGCACCAGTAACCACCGAGCCATCTTGCGTTCTAACCAGACCAAAAGACTCTGCTGCTTGAATCGCCTCTCTAAGAAGTATCGCAGCCTCTTGTACCGTTTTGATTTCGTTAGATTCCGTGTTATTGACTAAATCTTTGCTCATTATTCAATCCTTAAGCGGCTCGCAAGAGCCGCTATCATCATCGCCAAACAGTATTAGCGAAGCTTTATTTGTTAATCACGCTTAAAGCCACCACAAATAGGCAAAAACTCAAGCATGGATTCCATTTGATTAGTGCGTTCTGAGAAATAACGGTGATTTTGGTATTCGTCAGTCTTCACGTACTCGGTTAGAATTTCGTGCATCTTCAGCGCTTCTTCTTCCGTGAACCATTCACCAACAAAACCTTCATGCTCGTATTTAATCGTGCCTCTATCGGTGTATTCCGCCTCAACCATTTTGCAAAGTGGCGTCTCCACAAACAAAGCATTCCAAAAGCCGTTAGGCTTACCTAGCTCTAAAGCCTCTTTGTTTCTCGGGATGATATTAAAAGCCATTGTCTTTCCTTACTTTCCAATTCTTGGTTGAGATGCAGGCCCTTGGTCTTTGCCTAACTTAGACATCACCACAAAAGACTGACGTTGAAGCGCTTCAACTAGCATAAGTAGGCCGAGGATTTGGAAGTTGTTATTCTTCACCGTTTGCGCTTCGAACGACATATCTTCGGCAATATTGAGTGACTTACTCATGATCTCGCCACGCAGCTTTTCAGCCAGTTCTTCTAACTTCCAACCGTGATGATTGTCGCGGCTCATTAGGATAGGGTGATCTTTTGCAACGGCGACTTGGGATTGCGCTTCTTCAATGATGTGGCTAACGTCACTCACTTCCAAACCTGCATCTTCAATCATCTTTACTAATTTCGGGTTCATAATCTCAATCCTCGTAGTCTTCTTCTTCAATTAAAGGCTCGCCACTCTCACACCAATAAAACTGGCCAACATCCTCTTTTATGATTCCGCGATCAATAAGTTCGTCTTTCATTACTTTGAACAATTCATCTTGCGCAGCTTTCTCAGTCAGCGCTTGAGAGAAAGACGCCATTTCTACCTCGCAGCGCTTTCCCTCGATTTCAATAAACTTTCCAACTCTTAGGTTTTCCACAACTTGAATAGTTGTTGCCATAATTCAATCCTTAATCGGCTCGTAGTAGCCGTTGTAATCGTGTTCGCTTAACCAGTGGCGGCGACGTTTCGGTACCTTGGCGGTTTTCTTCCATTGGTACGGCAGCTCGCGCTTTTCCCACTCCACTGGTAAGCCATCTTTTCTGAGGTGAACCTTGCAAGTAATGCCAAGCCAAGTGACCAAATAGAAATCGCCCTTGTCGATGGCGTTTGTGCTTGCACCTAAATTCTTAGCGAGGTAGGGGATAAGGGTTTCATCAACATCATGGCCGATAAGAAAAGGCTTCTTAACGCCATAAAGACGAAAGTAGACGTTGCCACTTTCAGAGCGCTAGAAGGTGCTGATTCTTCCTTTCAAACCCTCTGGCGAACTCATCACGCCACCTTCTCGTCTGCGACCAAATCAAAATGCACTTGCGTGACTGGTTCGCGGTCTTCAATGAATCGGCGGTAACAGCGGCGCAGTTCGGCCTTTAAATCTTCAACGGTATTAAAGCCATCAAGCCTTGCGTCATTCAGCTCCAAATCCGAAAGCAGGCAGCGGTTTACATACCAAATGTTAATGGTCTTCTTTTGGTCCGTTTCAACGTTCACCAATTCGCAAAGACCAGGCGCAATATCCTTATGGCCAAGTCGCACCGAAGTGAGCTTGCGGCCCTTTAATGCCAATTCAAAATTGGCATTCGTTAATTTGAGCTCAGGGAGAGCGTTACTCATTGTCATATCCATCTGATTCACCATCGTAATAAATGGTGCTAACTGGCTCTGGCACGGGTGCCGTTCGCCACGTTGGCAGGTTTTTATCCAACCAATCCATGGCATCGGCTTGAGACTTCACCACCTTTCGATGGTGAGTCATCACATAAGCGATAAGTTGGTTGGAATCCGATTGCATTGATATTCCTTTGTCTTTCGTCAGAACGGGATATCGTCGTCGAAGTCCATCGGCGGCTCGTTGTACTGCTGCTGTGGCGCTTGTTGCTGTTGCGGTCCGCGATACTGTTGCTGCTGTTGTTGAGGGTGCTGTGGTTGTTGTGGCTGTCCCCATCCACCTGCGTGTGGGTTTTGAGGGCGATTACCAAGCATTTGCATCACACCATTAAAACCTTGCACCACCACTTCAGTGGAGTAACGGTCAACGCCGCTTTGGTCTTGCCATTTGCGCGTCTGCAGCTGGCCTTCAATGTAAACTTGCGAGCCTTTTTTAAGGTACTCACCAGCCACTTCTGCCAACTTTCCAAACAGCACCACACGGTGCCATTCGGTTTTTTCGCGCGGTTCGCCCGTAGCCTTATCGCGCCATTGGTCGCTTGTGGCGATGGTAATGTTTGCCACTGCGCCGCCGTTTGGCATATAACGAATTTCAGGATCATTGCCTAAGTTGCCAACTAGGATGACTTTATTGATTCCACGACTTGCCATTATTCAGCCTCCTTTGGTGCGATAAGAACAGAACGGTGGCCGTTGTGAGCAGGTTTAGAAACCACACCACATGCTTCGAGTTGTTCCATAATTCGAGCAGCACGGTTATAGCCAATCTTGAACTTACGCTGCAGGTTAGAAACCGACGCTCGGCGCGTCTCTGCTACATGGTCACTAGCTTGCGTAAGTAGAGAATCAAGAGCATCGTCGTCGGTGGCGTTTTCAATAACAAGCATCAGCTTTTCAGCGATCTTATGGCTAAAGGTGAGCGTGTCTGGCAGTGCTTCTGTGTTTGGTTCGGCGTTTTCATCTTTGGTGTAAAGGTGCTCTTCACCTTCAAAACCACCCAGTTCGGTATAAAGACTTTTCAAGAACTCGAAAACATTGCCTGCAGCCAAACAAAAATCCGCATCCAAACGCGCAAGCACATCTTCGCGTGGAATGTCGTCGTTTTGGTCTTGAAGTTGGTCTGAGAACTTGAGGCTTTTAATCGTGCCGCTATCGGCCAGTGTGAATTCAATGCGTTCTTGCCAATCCATCTTTAATGAAGTGACCACCTTGTTGGCCTCAATGCAGGCTTTGATTTCATCTGAGCCAATTTCCTGCTTCTTGAATTGAGCGCTACCGCCATCTTCAACCACAGACGTCAACTTAATATCGTGCTGCAGAGTGAAACCAGAAGGCACCGCGCCTTCCTTAACCCACTCAGTCATGGTGTTTTCAATCGCCTTAACAGGGACCGCAGGAATCACTGGCAGGCCACCAATGGTTTTACGAAGTAGGGCAAGTACATCTTCTGCCGCTTTAAATGACGATGCGTCCACAACCACCAAGTTCGACTTGGTATTAATGAATACCGAGAAATAGGTGTACTGGCTAAACGCTCGCGGCAATAGCTCAATCATGAGGTCGTCTTTCAATGCGTCTTTTTCTTTCTTGCGCATTGGTCGACCTTCTGCCTTTTCGAATGCCTCAACTTTCTCGTTCATGGATTCTTTAATAACAGCAGCAGGAATGTTCTTTACTTCCTTTTTCGCCGCGATGAGCGCGTATTGGTCTGCGATGTGCACAAAATTTTCGGTGTTCTTGCCAAGCGCAGGAGTCCAGCCAAACTTTTGCTTATCGGTTTCACCGCATGGTGTGTACGCGAACTCTTTCATCTGCTCTTCAAGCTTTTCGAGGTCAAAGCTAAAGCCAAGTTTATGGCGGTAGACCATCGCGTTTTTAGGGAAAATACTCATAGCTAACTCTTAATGTTTAATAGGTTCAATTTTGACGCCGCTGCCGTTTGGGACCACGGACACATCCTGTTTATTTTTATGAATCCAGCGTTCGTGCTCGCAGTGATAGCCTTGTTTTTCTAGGTAAGACTCCGCTTGAAAAAAGCTTTCAAAAGTAAACGGGTTTTGCGTTAGGTCAGTGGTCTCCATGGTGGCTCCTTAATTAATCGACTTTATCCTTCGATTGCTTGGCAATTGAAAATTCGTGGGCTGTAATTTCATCCACGTTTTGGGTGATGCTTAATGAAGTGGAAATGTAGACATCTCCGTCAAAGGCGAACCACTCAATGCCAGTGAATACAACATCACTCCAAGAGATACCGAGAGTTTGATAAAGGTCATCCAAAGAAACTTCTGAGCAGACAGGCTTTAGCTCTTTAAACTTCGCTTTCAATTGACGAAGTTCAGCCATGCTTTCCTTGCCTTGAACTCTTGCCTTGATGTGGCTTGTATTACCCAGTGCTGGCTTTGGTCTCGTCCAGAGCGAACCGTCAGGTCGAGTGCCGTAATTGTTTAACATTAGGTTTGCGAATTTGTGGCCATTAACGCTGTAAGAAAAAACTGGCTTAGCATCAAAGTTGTTTGCAAACTCAGTAAACTCTGCCTTTAGCGTGTTGGTCTTATTTCGATAGTCAGTCCATGCGGCATAGACATCTGCATGATTTGATTTATAAAACTTCTTCATTGGTATCTCCTAGCTAATTTGGTCTGATGCTGTGCACATTTGCCTTTTCGTTTCAGACTGAGCAGCAAGGATGATGTGTTTTACATCCGTGATTTCCAGACCAGCGTCTTCAATCATGTTTTCGATAGCCGGTGATAGTTCACCAGTAGAGGATTCTTTGTGCGGATTAAGGCGTTCGATCTCTTTCATGGTTTGCTCGAGCATTTTGCCTGCAACCATGATTGCCTTGTCCCTTGTTGGAGCTAATTCGAAAGATAGGTGGGCGAAAGTTATGGAGTCGTAAACTTCTTGGAAGAACTCACAGTGACGAGGGGCAAGTTCGGTAAGATCACCAAGCTTGGATGTATTAAAAACCAACGTGTTTGTTTGGCCCTCATTGCGCATAAGAACCATGGCGATAAATATGATGGCGTCCAGCACGTTGCCTTCGCCAAGGTTTTTAATGGCCTGTTCTTTCAAGAACTCAATGGAGCAAACTTCAGGATTCCACCAACCACGCTTACCATTAGCGCGAGCTTCGCGCATTCTGACTGATATCGCTGAGCTGATGGCATTGATGAAGTAAAAGTCAGCAGACTCTTCCGTTAGTATTCCGTCCTGGTGGCATCCATTGATGTTTTGCATTGCAATTTTTATGTCTCTCATCGTTCTATCTCCTGGCTAATTTGGTCTGAGCTAAAGCAGCTCGTTTACGTTGAATCGTTCCATGTGCTTAATCACGGGGATGTAATCCGCATGCACCTCTTGCAGGTGGCGCTTGGCTGCGTTGTAAGCCCCTAAAGCACCCATCTTTTTAATGCTGAACAGCTTGGTCTTTTTGCCGCATCCTTTACCGGAATGGTCGGCCCAAATCGCGGCGTAGTAAGGGAACACCACTTTGCTTCCGTTCTTGTACACTTTCACTTTGTCGATTTGCTTAGGCTCTAACGAATGCGGCATGCGCTCGAAAAAGCCAGGTTCACTGAGAACGCGATCCCAAAACTTACCCCATGCCTTCTTGCCAATGTTGTCACGCTCTTTAAGTGCTTTGCGCATGGCCTTATCGCGACCCTTGGAAGTGGTAAAGCTGCGCTCATACAGCGAGTCGTCAGGCAGGTGGATATGAACGCGAACGCGATGCTCTTCGTGAGAGATAAACTTGCAGTTCAGTTCCTTAAAATGCTCAAGAATGAGCGCTTCCATATATGGTGGAATAGACATTTCACTCAGAGAGCGAGCAAGCATCTGATTTCTTAATGCTCCGTAGCGTAATGGCTCGCCTTCACTTAATTGGCGCTTTACTTCTTTAATACTCAAATTGATCATGCTATCTCCTGGCGTAAATAATCTTGTGCTGGGTAATGGGCGGCGTAGTTTCTTTTCCAGTTGCTGTAAACTTGCTCATCACCGTGTCGGTTTAATAAAGCCCAATTCGCTATCGCGGCAGGCTTATTATCAAAAGGGCCAACTTGGTACTTGCAGTTCGGGCAAAACAGGATGTGTTCCCCCGTTCCCTCGCTGCGGTCCCACTCAGGCAGCCACGTATGCTCGGGCGGCTGCTCGAAGTACCGATTGCACAGGCAGGTCGGCATTCCTTCTGGTAGCTTTTGCTCTGCGTCGGCATTCATGCACATGTTCAAGCCCCTTTTGATCAAACGTGCCTAATATGTCGAGCAAGCGCGTCCAGCGCTTCGCCCATGACTTTTCCCAAGCAGAGAGCTTCTTTCCTGATTTCTCTGCAATCACTGCCTGAGTCAGCAGCATCGTGCCGCCGTTAATGCGCTCGCGTTTTTGTTGGCAAGCCACCAAGGCCAAGTGCGCGATCAACTTTTTTGATTCTTTGCCGAGGTTCTTGGACTCTTGTTGGTAAAACTCATCCAACAGCGCAAGCAGCAGGGTTTTCGTTGGCATTTTTGCGCCTTCGCTGTAGCAGTAGCGCAGCCAATCAGATATATGCTCAGGGTTAGAATTCATATCGCGTAGCAACCTTGCATAAACAAAAGCTTTAGGAGGAAGTGGGCAAGGTGACTGCTTAAACTTTCGGCAAGCCAACGTGGTCACCACTGGCGCTTTTACACTGGCAATCTTGTTGCCGTTATCGTCGGTGATGTCGTAATGAGATTGGCGAGTAAAACGGCTATCACTGCATCCGCTATCGGCAAAGCCATCAAGCTGGCCACGAGTGCGTGGCACAACTAACATCGCTTCACGTAGCTCTTCTCGCAATCCCTCTTCGTTGAACTTAACGCGCATAGTCACACCCCTTTACACAAACAAGGTGCTGTTTCGGAATGCTTTCACGGCAGAAGGCTCAATGTTCGTTGCGCGACTAATGGCGCCTAGCTCAGCCATGAGAACGCCAATGCACTCAGCGATTTCGTTTGCGTAATTAAGAACTTCAACTGGGTCATCATCGGGAGTAAAAGCACCATCCATTGCTGGGTTAGCTTTAACTAAGATGTCACCCCATTCTTTCGCCATCTGAGGAAGGTGCGAACGTGTTTCAGTGCCATTCGATAAGCTTTTTGATGCGGTCAATGCGACAAAATACGAACCTAGCATTCCGCAAAGCTCATTCTTTAATGGCTGACGGTACGCTTCAGGCAAGCTTGCAATAAAAGGAAAAACCCAATTGATGTGAAGTTGATTTTCGCCATCGATATAGCGAACAAGACGACGAGATTGTGTTTTCTCCCACTTATCTTCATCTTTCAATGGTCGTGTGAGTTCGCCAGCTTTAATAAGCTCAGGCAATACTTTGTTGCGAGTGAATTTCTCAACAGCGATGCCAGTTTCATCAATAAAGCTATTGATATGGTCCAAAACCACGGCTGACAATCTGTTGTCATTTTTTCGACGTTCCATTTTAAAAGCCTGCCAACTATTATGTATTTATGACGAAATCGGGGAAGCGTTCTGGATAAATCAAGTGCTCAAGAGTTAAGCCATACTTCTTGTACCGTTCGAGAACCTGATAACACACTTCGCCTGACGTATTGGATATCCCCCTTTCTAAGCGGCTAAGTGTTGCGCCGCTAGAACCGCTTTCCAGAGCTAAAAAAGCTATGGAGATACCTTCGTATGCCCTGCATTTATGTAAAGGCGTTTTCATATCCCCGATTTTATTCAAATATGAATAAAAAGCAAACCGGAGTTCTTTTATTCCGTGATGAATGTGCCAAATATGAAATGTAAGATAATTTTCATATATGAAATATGGGCGTTTTTTGCTTACTGAATCACTGGTGGGAAAATGGAACTGCACGAGATAATCAAAGCAGAGAGAAAAAAGCGATTTAGCCTTGATGAAGTTGTCGCCACTTTTAAAGAGTGGGGGATTGACTGCTCTCAGCCTACGCTATCCCGTGTAGAGCGAGGGGCGGTGCCGAGCTGGCCTATCGTTGATGGTTATTGCAAGTTATTTGGATGGTCTTTGAGTGAGTTGGAAAAAAGACTTCATAGGGAAATTCCAGAGACGAACCAAGACAGCATGCCTGCGCCAATCCGAAAGCGTTCTGTTAACCAAAACGCAGGGCGTGATATAGCGGTCTTATCTTGGGTTCAAGCAGGGAACTGGGGCGAAAGCCCGTGTATTGAGACGCACAACCAAGAAACTAAGTTCATTCCTGGTAAATCACCGAAAAATGCTTATCTATTAAAAGTGAACGGTACCTCGATGGAAAATTGCGGAGGCAAAGATCACTTTCCAAACGGCAGTTTTATCCTGGTAAATCCCGATGTATCTGGAACAATTAAAGACTACGTGGGTAAGTTCGTTGTGGCCGTGGATGAATCAACACAAGAAGCCACCTTTAAACAACTGGTGGAAGATGGTGGTGCGAGGTATCTAAAACCGTTAAATCTTCAATACCCTGTGATAAAAGTTACTGAAACAACCCATATAAAGGGTGTAGTATGTAGAGTTATTGATGATCGCAAAGTCTCATAATCTACTAATATTCAATTTAGAATAAGTAAAATGATCAGCTGATCACTTGTTTATTCATGTATGAATGGTTTACTATTGTGGCGATAGTTAAACAACGGCATGCATGGTGAATAAAGTGATTTTTGGAAAAAGAGAAAAGTTACAGCTTTGTTATGTTGTTGATTTAAAAGACAATTCAAGAATTACAGATACAAAAAAAGCCGGTTGTGGCGACCAGCTTTTTTCATGTGTTAGGCGGCTAGAACCAAACCAAACAACGCTATTTGTTGGTTTCAATTCTAGCGGCCTATTCGCGTCTATGCAATAGGAAATTTACTTCGGTAGATTCCATTGCAGTATCTGTCATAAAAATGATGGACCGATGATGGCTAATTACATACAACTAGAACTATATGAAGCTGAGGAAGCCCTCAGTCATATCTCTCCAGATTTACCCTACAAACGATGGTCTAAGATTGGCCGTGCGTTAGTGTCTGAATATGGCAATGATGCCAGAGACATTTTTGAACGCTGGTCAGCAACAGGCAACTCCTACGATAAGCGCGGCTTTAAGAGCTGGTGGAAGAACTTCCAACGTGTAAAGCGCACTAGCTTTGGCTCTTTCATTTACGAAGCAATGGAAGCAGGCTGGAAACCGAAGAAGAAAGATTATTCTGAAGAAGAAAGACAAAAGCTATTCGCTGACTACGAGAAGCGCAAAAAGGCCGCAGAACGTCGCCGTATTCAAGCCGAGCAAGAGCAGTGGAACGAACTAAAAAAGGAAGAAAAACTTTTCCTTGGATGGCCGGATAACTTCGCTCCTACGGGATACATGATCAAAAAGCAAATGGCTGACATTAGCCGTTTTGTTGACGTTCGCCTTGGTCGTGATAAATACAACAACCCTTGCTTGGTTTGGCCTATCTATGAAGAGCTATTTAACCAAGGCCGCTTCTGCGGCTTTGAGCGTATTTTAGATAATGCTTTCCAAGTTGGTGAGCGCACCATCAATAAACTATCAAGCGATAACGCTCGTACGGACCTTGGTTTTTGCACCTTTGGTGAGCTTCGGGACCATGGACCCAAACGTGTTTTTGTGGTCGGTGGTTTTGCCGATGCCTACTCTGCGCACGTATCAACGGGTGAGGTAATCGTTACGCCAATCGGTGAAGGTAACATTCCTTTCATCATTGAGCTGCTAAGAGAAAAGCATCCAGACATTCAGTTTATTGCAGCACCAGATAACGATAAAGCAGGCCGGGATGTCGTTCAAAGCAACAACTGTTTTTGGACACTACCGCAAACAGATGGCTTTGACTGGAGCGATACGTTTATCAACCTTGGATGGCAAGCCGTTCAAGAGCAGCTGCTAAACATTCGTGGCTTCGAAAAAGTTGAATCAAACACTCGCTACCTAACCGCATCTATTCGCGAAGGCTTGAACCTGATCGAATCTGATATGGGTACGGGTAAGTCAACAGTGGTTCAAAACTACATCAAACAAAACCCTGACAAAAAGACCTTAGTTATTTCTCACCGTGTTGCGTTGGCGAAATCACTAAAAGAAGGTCTGGCGAAAGAGAAAGTCTCGGTTGAATTTTATCAAGACCTCATCATTAAAGACCCTGTACCAGGAACCGATGCAAACATCGCGCTACGCAATGCGCACGTTCTGGTCTGTTCAGTAGATTCACTATGGCGCCTAGCTGGTTCAAATTGGGATGTGGTGTTTGTTGATGAGTTCGAGCAGAACCTAAGCCAATACTACGCAAAGACTATCCAACACGGCGAACACTGCCTTAACTACCTGCAATTTGTTCTTAAGAACAGCGAAACCCAAATCCTAGCGGATGCACACTTGGGTAACTTAACGTTCGATTTTTGCCACTTCATTGGCATGCACACTGGCGTGTATTTCCAAAATACATTCCAAGTGGCCAAGGGCAAAAAGATGTACGTCTACGAATCGAAAGATCACTTGCTAGAAGAAGTCATGCAGCAAATCATGGCTAAGGGTAAGCGCTACATCTACGCCAACTCGAAAGAGCAAGTAAAAGCGATTGGTACTGCCATCGAGCAAGAAAGAGAGCGCAAACACTACGATGGCGCAGTTTTGGTCGTACATGCGGATGTCACTGGTACTGAGGAAGTGAAAACAGCGCTAGAAGACATCAACGCTATCGTACCTAACCTTGATGTGCTGATTGCATCGCCAACACTCGGTACCGGATTTGATATTAAGTCGAGCGCTCACCAGTTCGATAAGACGATCGGCTTTTTGTCTTCTCGCGTAGGTACGGCAGAGGAAGGCCACCAAGGTCTAAACCGAGCGCGTGATGTGAAAGAGTTTCACGTTTACCTAGATAACGCAGAGCGCAGCGAACCAACCGACCCAACTTACATTCAAGACAAGTTGATCGAGCAAGTATCTGCCGAGACGATGAAGGTGCTAGATATTGACCCAACCACGGGCAACTACACCTCGCGCAACCCTGTTTATGAATGGCTATTCTGCCAAGTTAAGGCGAAGCAGAACCTATCTTCTAACCGCTACCGCGCTCGCTTTTTGGAGCTGGCTTCAAAGGGTGGCTATGAAATCATTGAAGTGGCCAAGCAAAAACTGGCAGCGGATTTTGGTGCAACCGTCCGCGAAGAAGCGAAAGAACGTAACAACCGTGTGACGCTACGCGATATTGAGCAAGCGCCAGTGCATGTTGGTGACATGTTCACTACGGTAATGCGCAACGGTGAAGATTACACACCAACCGAGATCACCAAATCAAAAGTGAATTACGACCTACATTTGGATGCGGCCAACGATGAGCAATTGGATTGCTTGCTGCCGTTCGCCAAAGAGGTGTACGAGGAGTTCGCGAAAGATGGCGCGAACGCGAAGCATAACGACATCGACAACGCGCTAACGCTTCCTGAGTCAAAGCGTAACGCAATCATCACTGCGCTTACCTACAAGCAGAATAAATCTCGCTTTGTGGATGCGATTAAAAAGCTAGGATGGGTGAACGTATGCAAAGACACGGCCCACGCGCTAGACAGAAAAGACGTGAATCACGCCGAGAGCCGAGTGAGCTGGCGTCACCTTTCCATTAAACGTGGTCACTTGGTGAAGCTGCTGCAAGTGGCTGGCATTGATGAGCAGTTGAACTACAACGGCAAAGAGTGGACCGCAGACGATTTGCGACCTCATCTTTACGATTGGTTGCGCAAGAAATCCACGCAAGACCGCCTCTACAAGTACTCAGGTATCACCGTATCGGAAAAGACGCTACAAGAGCCAGTGCAATGGTTTAACAACCACCTGCGCTCGTTTGGTGTGCCTATTGAATCACGCAAAAAGCGCATCAACAACCGCAAGGCCGTGAATGCGTACTTTGTTCACTTGCCAGAATGGGAAGCGGTGAAAACGCTAGTAGCACTACGTACTCAAGGTATTGAAGAGAGCTTGCAAGATTCTGAATCGCTTGATGTGGATACCATCCAACGCCAAGTAGCAGCGTTTATCAATGACCTAAGCGAGACGGCATTCAAACCAGGTTACAAGGTGCGTTTCGACAAACTGGATGAGCAATGTCGCCTAACGGGCCTAACGGACCTACGCGACGAAATGGCGGCGGCGTTCGCTCCATTCATACAGGAAATCGACGATCAGATTACGCCAAAATATGATCCACCTTCGCCACTGTTTATTAATAACAATACTGCGCAGGGTGGATCACAAAATTATGCCCAAGATACTAGTAACGACGGGCGTCCAGCGCATATAGAGGGGAGGGGGGAATGTCCTTCTATCGAGTTCCCAGAAACAGCCACCCACGCACTCAGCAAAGATCAGCGCAGCTTGGTGATTGAGGTTGCGAATATCGCGGTCCAACAGCACAAGCTTCGTCCGTTCGATGTAGCTATGACGATGCTGAGTTATGGTCTAGATAGCTTTATAGGCGACGCAGAGGCTTGGGCAGGCTCGGTTAAACAAGCAATATTGGAGTGTTTATAATGGCTTACACATTCAGATACACGGAAGAAAATGGGTATAAAAAGGTCCACATCAGCAAAAAGGATCACAATGCTTTGTTTGTGTACCGCCAAATCAAGTGGAATTGTAAGTACGAATATCTGCTTAATGAGGAAACAGGCCACTTTGTGATGCTTCGCCTCGCGTCTTGGCCAGCAAAGGTATTGCTGACAGTTTGTTATCCGTTAATCGTTCTATTGAATGGCTTAGCGAACATAAAAGAAGTGAACAAAGAAGTTCGGGACCTTTTTTATCCAAAGGAAAACGGCTCTTTTACCGCTGATGACTGCTATAGAACCAGCAAAGATTGGGGCGCGATTATGAGTGCCATCAAGGCCAAATAAAGCGATTGATAGGAGCAAGTTATGACTTGTATTCGACACCGATACCATTACGGCAGCATTCTTATCAACGAGCACAAAGCATTGGCTGGCGAGCACGTTACGGGCAACACCATCCCAGCCAAGCGCAAGAACGGCGAGCTGGCCTACGAACCTTACGGTGGTGTATGCGATCATGCGTTTAAGGGAAAAATGCAAAAGGTTAAGTTGGTAAACATCATCTCGTTCTTTTGGGACGACGATGGCATGACAGAGGAATACGCCATCCCACTAAATCATGTGGTGCTTGGCTTTTTCATGCAGGGTAAGTATTTCATCGCTATCAAGGACGACAAGCCGATACATTGGGAAGAAGAAACCCCACGCACCAACTACCACACCAACAACGTTCATGGCATCCGTGGGCGCAGATAGAAAAAAGGCTGGATAATTCCAGCCTTTCTTTATTTCGCTTCTTCACCCTTATTCGCTGCGATTGCATCCAGCATCTCTTGGTGGCGTTTTTGTTCCAGTTCCTCTTTCTCTCGCTTGCTTATCGACCACGAGATAATGACCGCCAGTAATGCCGTTCCGACGAACCCAGGCATACCCCAAAGAAAGCTGGCCACGCCAACCACACCAACCATAAACACACCAAGAACAATTTTTAATAGAGCCATAGCCAAACCTTATTATGTTGCCAATCCAGTAATGGAAGCGGATTATGCAACAATATAGCAAGCGAGGGTATGAACACTTGTGATTATACGCACATAAAAAAGCCGCCTAAGTGGCGGCTTTTCATAGAGGTCTGTTTATTTTTCGTTGTGCTTTTTAAGTGTTGAAACTATTAAGTCATCGCATACAAAGTCTGCAACATCTTCAATGTCCTCATTTGAGCCTGTTAGTTTATCGGAACTTTCAGCCAACCAACCTTCAATAACCACCTGTGACACCCACATTTCATTGTCACCCCAGACAATATCTCCGACTTTTGCGCCATCAAGATATCCATCATAGTCCGCTGCTTGTTGTTCTATAGTTTCCTGATCTAGCTCTGCAAAATCATTAATACGAGTACATTTTTCTTTTGCAAGGAGTTCTATGGCTTCATTCATTGACTTGAAACGTAGGTTATTGAAATACGTTGATTCATTAACCAAGTTTTCAATGGCTTGTCGTACTTCCTGTAATGTAACTTCGATCATATCACTCCCCTTTTATCTTTCTGTACTGTTCTTTGTACATCGCAATACTGGCGGCTTTTGCGTCCTGCTTTCTAGGGTTCCAGCATTCACAGCTTACATTGTTGTTAATCAGAATATACGAGCGCCACATGTCGCCCTCTTTCTTCAGTACGGGCTCTGGCGGTGTCTCTGGCAGGTTTTTGATTAACTCGATGTGCTGCCATGCCTTTTTGAATGCTTCCATCATATTGGCCGCTTCGACATCGTTCACTTGTTTATGTTCATCACCAATAGTGACATCCACCAGCCAGGTACCATCGTCGTTTTTATGCGCCTTGAATTTTGGCTGAACAGGCTCGCTGCTTTGCTCGGTAGACTTCTCCATTTCCGGTTCCGGTCTGGCTTTTTCTGCAGGCTTATCCTCGGCTTTTGGCTTGGAATATTCTTCAGCTTTTCGTTCCATGATCGCGTCAAGAGAATGGTCAATTTTCAGCGCATCTTCTACCACCTCAAGATACTGCTTCACCATGGTGTAGTTGCGAGTTTTACCACTATCATCCTTGCGAATATCAATCGGCTTAATGGTGCGCCAAGGGTCTTTTTCTAGCATCTCTATGACGGCCTTGTGCAGGCTAGAACGACTCTCTCTTGCCGCTATCCACTCATTCTCGCCCATTGCTTTCATGGCGCTGATGCGTCGCTCTGGTGAGTCGTCCACTATCGGTTCCCACTTCGCGCCAGCGTTATGGATTTTGAATTGCATGTAGTGGTTTTGGGCATCGGTATCGTGGTGGCCAAGCAGCTCCTGGTAAAACATGTTTTCGTCTTTTTTCGCCCAGCGCTTGTCGTCTTTGAAGAATAACTCAAAGCAAGTTTTGGCATACATAGCGCGAGTATCTTTGAATACCCAATCGCGACGATGGCCCTCAAGCGTGATCGGGAATCGGTCAATCAGGTCACGCATGAACTTGTTAAGCGGTCCAGCGGTTCGGTTGCTGACTAACTCGTTTACGCTGTAATGTCGTTCCGCTTTTAAGCCGGCTAATGAAGCGATGTTTGCGAACGAGCGCAATCTCGATAGCGCCTTTAGGACCACATTGGCATCCGCCAGTGAGTAGATTTCCATTTCATCGCCAGTAACACCACCGCGCTTCTTCGCTTGGCCAGTGAATTTTAAGCGGTTGTTGTCTATCTTTTCGAACTCACCTTGGAACAGCACTTCAATCGAACGACGACCCGTGGCCATGGCAACACCAACGGCAAGCGCTTCCCATTGGTGGGCAGAAGAATCACTGAGCAGTAAGGACATGAGCTGCATTTGCTTGCTGTAGTCGATGTTGACCACGCCCTCTTTCTTAAAAATCAGGTTGGCCTTGCTCTCGGCTTGTTTGTTGTCGGTCGAGAACGAGTCTTTCGTTAGGTGGCGCATGACCTCATGGTCAATCTTGAGTTTATCCAACGCAGGATAAAACTCGCGAGTCTCATCAAAGATGGCTTGCAGGCGCTCAATGGCATCGGCTCGGTCCTCTTTCTTCAGCGTTTTCAAGGACTCGATTTCATGCGACCAGGCAGGAAAATCTTTCGCCATTTTGTTCACTACCGTGGCGTAATTGCTGATGTCAGGAGATAGCTTTCTAAGTTGCTTTTCAACTCGTACTACGTGAGTGATTTTTTCGCGTAGCTTGCTCCAGCGTTCGCGCGTTTCTTTCAATGGAAATCCGTCGATTTCATCCACTAAATAGCTGCAGTGAGGAAAGTTATTGCGCAGGGAAGAGATAGACTTATCAAAGCTATGATGCATCGCGCCAGTGGCCGAGACAGCGTTACGAACCTTGGTAAGCGCTTTTGATGCACCATCCAGCGACAAAGAGTTACCGCTTTTTTGCTTGCGCTTACCATACAAAGCAGTGATCACTTTCTTAGCTGCGCGATTGTAAGCCATCGTTTTGGCACTTTGTGTGCGGTCGCTGGTTTGAATTTCGCCAAGCTCATCCAAAAGGTCGATAATAATCTTATCCAGATTCGTCTTTCGATTGCGCTTCTCAATGGCCTTGTTATCAATGTAACTCTTGGAACTTATAACTATCTCTTGCCTGCTCATCTTCATCACCTATCAATAGTAACAATGTTACTTAAATATAAATGTTACACAAAACATTGTCAAACGTTACAACAAAATAAATATCATTATAACGTTACACTTCGCTAAATGTGAGTGCGATATATTTATTTGACTGTAACGTTACTCACCACTAAGTATTTACGTAAATACTTAGTGGTGAGTAACGTTACAGTCAAATAAATATATCGCACTCACATTTAGCGAAGTGTAACGTTATAATGATATTTATTTTGTTGTAACGTTTGACAATGTTTTGTGTAACATTTATATTTAAGTAACATTGTTACTATTGATAGGTGATGAAGATGAGCAGGCAAGAGATAGTTATAAGTTCCAAGAGTTACATTGATAACAAGGCCATTGAGAAGCGCAATCGAAAGACGAATCTGGATAAGATTATTATCGACCTTTTGGATGAGCTTGGCGAAATTCAAACCAGCGACCGCACACAAAGTGCCAAAACGATGGCTTACAATCGCGCAGCTAAGAAAGTGATCACTGCTTTGTATGGTAAGCGCAAGCAAAAAAGCGGTAACTCTTTGTCGCTGGATGGTGCATCAAAAGCGCTTACCAAGGTTCGTAACGCTGTCTCGGCCACTGGCGCGATGCATCATAGCTTTGATAAGTCTATCTCTTCCCTGCGCAATAACTTTCCTCACTGCAGCTATTTAGTGGATGAAATCGACGGATTTCCATTGAAAGAAACGCGCGAACGCTGGAGCAAGCTACGCGAAAAAATCACTCACGTAGTACGAGTTGAAAAGCAACTTAGAAAGCTATCTCCTGACATCAGCAATTACGCCACGGTAGTGAACAAAATGGCGAAAGATTTTCCTGCCTGGTCGCATGAAATCGAGTCCTTGAAAACGCTGAAGAAAGAGGACCGAGCCGATGCCATTGAGCGCCTGCAAGCCATCTTTGATGAGACTCGCGAGTTTTATCCTGCGTTGGATAAACTCAAGATTGACCATGAGGTCATGCGCCACCTAACGAAAGACTCGTTCTCGACCGACAACAAACAAGCCGAGAGCAAGGCCAACCTGATTTTTAAGAAAGAGGGCGTGGTCAACATCGACTACAGCAAGCAAATGCAGCTCATGTCCTTACTGCTCAGTGATTCTTCTGCCCACCAATGGGAAGCGCTTGCCGTTGGTGTTGCCATGGCCACGGGTCGTCGTTCGATTGAAGTGCTGTTCCAAGGTGAGTTCGAAAAGATAGACAACAACCGCTTAAAATTCACTGGCCAAGCGAAGAAGCGCGGTGGTGTTACTGGCGATGAAATGGAAATCTACTCACTGGCGGATGCCAATGTGGTCCTAAAGGCGCTATCGAGATTGCGCTCGTTCGCAAACATCGCTTCATTAGCCGGCTTAAAAGCGGAACGACATTACAGCGTAAACGAGTTAGTCAGCAACCGAACCGCTGGACCGCTTAACAAGTTCATGCGTGACCTGATTGACCGATTCCCGATCACGCTTGAGGGCCATCGTCGCGATTGGGTATTCAAAGATACTCGCGCTATGTATGCCAAAACTTGCTTTGAGTTATTCTTCAAAGACGACAAGCGCTGGGCGAAAAAAGACGAAAACATGTTTTACCAGGAGCTGCTTGGCCACCACGATACCGATGCCCAAAACCACTACATGCAATTCAAAATCCATAACGCTGGCGCGAAGTGGGAACCGATAGTGGACGACTCACCAGAGCGACGCATCAGCGCCATGAAAGCAATGGGCGAGAATGAGTGGATAGCGGCAAGAGAGAGTCGTTCTAGCCTGCACAAGGCCGTCATAGAGATGCTAGAAAAAGACCCTTGGCGCACCATTAAGCCGATTGATATTCGCAAGGATGATAGTGGTAAAACTCGCAACTACACCATGGTGAAGCAGTATCTTGAGGTGGTAGAAGATGCGCTGAAAATTGACCATTCTCTTGACGCGATCATGGAACGAAAAGCTGAAGAATATTCCAAGCCAAAAGCCGAGGATAAGCCTGCAGAAAAAGCCAGACCGGAACCGGAAATGGAGAAGTCTACCGAGCAAAGCAGCGAGCCTGTTCAGCCAAAATTCAAGGCGCATAAAAACGACGATGGTACCTGGCTGGTGGATGTCACTATTGGTGATGAACATAAACAAGTGAACGATGTCGAAGCGGCCAATATGATGGAAGCATTCAAAAAGGCATGGCAGCACATCGAGTTAATCAAAAACCTGCCAGAGACACCGCCAGAGCCCGTACTGAAGAAAGAGGGCGACATGTGGCGCTCGTATATTCTGATTAACAACAATGTAAGCTGTGAATGCTGGAACCCTAGAAAGCAGGACGCAAAAGCCGCCAGTATTGCGATGTACAAAGAACAGTACAGAAAGATAAAAGGGGAGTGATATGATCGAAGTTACATTACAGGAAGTACGACAAGCCATTGAAAACTTGGTTAATGAATCAACGTATTTCAATAACCTACGTTTCAAGTCAATGAATGAAGCCATAGAACTCCTTGCAAAAGAAAAATGTACTCGTATTAATGATTTTGCAGAGCTAGATCAGGAAACTATAGAACAACAAGCAGCGGACTATGATGGATATCTTGATGGCGCAAAAGTCGGAGATATTGTCTGGGGTGACAATGAAATGTGGGTGTCACAGGTGGTTATTGAAGGTTGGTTGGCTGAAAGTTCCGATAAACTAACAGGCTCAAATGAGGACATTGAAGATGTTGCAGACTTTGTATGCGATGACTTAATAGTTTCAACACTTAAAAAGCACAACGAAAAATAAACAGACCTCTATGAAAAGCCGCCACTTAGGCGGCTTTTTTATGTGCGTATAATCACAAGTGTTCATACCCTCGCTTGCTATATTGTTGCATAATCCGCTTCCATTACTGGATTGGCAACATAATAAGGTTTGGCTATGGCTCTATTAAAAATTGTTCTTGGTGTGTTTATGGTTGGTGTGGTTGGCGTGGCCAGCTTTCTTTGGGGTATGCCTGGGTTCGTCGGAACGGCATTACTGGCGGTCATTATCTCGTGGTCGATAAGCAAGCGAGAGAAAGAGGAACTGGAACAAAAACGCCACCAAGAGATGCTGGATGCAATCGCAGCGAATAAGGGTGAAGAAGCGAAATAAAGAAAGGCTGGAATTATCCAGCCTTTTTTCTATCTGCGCCCACGGATGCCATGAACGTTGTTGGTGTGGTAGTTGGTGCGTGGGGTTTCTTCTTCCCAATGTATCGGCTTGTCGTCCTTGATAGCGATGAAATACTTACCCTGCATGAAAAAGCCAAGCACCACATGATTTAGTGGGATGGCGTATTCCTCTGTCATGCCATCGTCGTCCCAAAAGAACGAGATGATGTTTACCAACTTAACCTTTTGCATTTTTCCCTTAAACGCATGATCGCATACACCACCGTAAGGTTCGTAGGCCAGCTCGCCGTTCTTGCGCTTGGCTGGGATGGTGTTGCCCGTAACGTGCTCGCCAGCCAATGCTTTGTGCTCGTTGATAAGAATGCTGCCGTAATGGTATCGGTGTCGAATACAAGTCATAACTTGCTCCTATCAATCGCTTTATTTGGCCTTGATGGCACTCATAATCGCGCCCCAATCTTTGCTGGTTCTATAGCAGTCATCAGCGGTAAAAGAGCCGTTTTCCTTTGGATAAAAAAGGTCCCGAACTTCTTTGTTCACTTCTTTTATGTTCGCTAAGCCATTCAATAGAACGATTAACGGATAACAAACTGTCAGCAATACCTTTGCTGGCCAAGACGCGAGGCGAAGCATCACAAAGTGGCCTGTTTCCTCATTAAGCAGATATTCGTACTTACAATTCCACTTGATTTGGCGGTACACAAACAAAGCATTGTGATCCTTTTTGCTGATGTGGACCTTTTTATACCCATTTTCTTCCGTGTATCTGAATGTGTAAGCCATTATAAACACTCCAATATTGCTTGTTTAACCGAGCCTGCCCAAGCCTCTGCGTCGCCTATAAAGCTATCTAGACCATAACTCAGCATCGTCATAGCTACATCGAACGGACGAAGCTTGTGCTGTTGGACCGCGATATTCGCAACCTCAATCACCAAGCTGCGCTGATCTTTGCTGAGTGCGTGGGTGGCTGTTTCTGGGAACTCGATAGAAGGACATTCCCCCCTCCCCTCTATATGCGCTGGACGCCCGTCGTTACTAGTATCTTGGGCATAATTTTGTGATCCACCCTGCGCAGTATTGTTATTAATAAACAGTGGCGAAGGTGGATCATATTTTGGCGTAATCTGATCGTCGATTTCCTGTATGAATGGAGCGAACGCCGCCGCCATTTCGTCGCGTAGGTCCGTTAGGCCCGTTAGGCGACATTGCTCATCCAGTTTGTCGAAACGCACCTTGTAACCTGGTTTGAATGCCGTCTCGCTTAGGTCATTGATAAACGCTGCTACTTGGCGTTGGATGGTATCCACATCAAGCGATTCAGAATCTTGCAAGCTCTCTTCAATACCTTGAGTACGTAGTGCTACTAGCGTTTTCACCGCTTCCCATTCTGGCAAGTGAACAAAGTACGCATTCACGGCCTTGCGGTTGTTGATGCGCTTTTTGCGTGATTCAATAGGCACACCAAACGAGCGCAGGTGGTTGTTAAACCATTGCACTGGCTCTTGTAGCGTCTTTTCCGATACGGTGATACCTGAGTACTTGTAGAGGCGGTCTTGCGTGGATTTCTTGCGCAACCAATCGTAAAGATGAGGTCGCAAATCGTCTGCGGTCCACTCTTTGCCGTTGTAGTTCAACTGCTCATCAATGCCAGCCACTTGCAGCAGCTTCACCAAGTGACCACGTTTAATGGAAAGGTGACGCCAGCTCACTCGGCTCTCGGCGTGATTCACGTCTTTTCTGTCTAGCGCGTGGGCCGTGTCTTTGCATACGTTCACCCATCCTAGCTTTTTAATCGCATCCACAAAGCGAGATTTATTCTGCTTGTAGGTAAGCGCAGTGATGATTGCGTTACGCTTTGACTCAGGAAGCGTTAGCGCGTTGTCGATGTCGTTATGCTTCGCGTTCGCGCCATCTTTCGCGAACTCCTCGTACACCTCTTTGGCGAACGGCAGCAAGCAATCCAATTGCTCATCGTTGGCCGCATCCAAATGTAGGTCGTAATTCACTTTTGATTTGGTGATCTCGGTTGGTGTGTAATCTTCACCGTTGCGCATTACCGTAGTGAACATGTCACCAACATGCACTGGCGCTTGCTCAATATCGCGTAGCGTCACACGGTTGTTACGTTCTTTCGCTTCTTCGCGGACGGTTGCACCAAAATCCGCTGCCAGTTTTTGCTTGGCCACTTCAATGATTTCATAGCCACCCTTTGAAGCCAGCTCCAAAAAGCGAGCGCGGTAGCGGTTAGAAGATAGGTTCTGCTTCGCCTTAACTTGGCAGAATAGCCATTCATAAACAGGGTTGCGCGAGGTGTAGTTGCCCGTGGTTGGGTCAATATCTAGCACCTTCATCGTCTCGGCAGATACTTGCTCGATCAACTTGTCTTGAATGTAAGTTGGGTCGGTTGGTTCGCTGCGCTCTGCGTTATCTAGGTAAACGTGAAACTCTTTCACATCACGCGCTCGGTTTAGACCTTGGTGGCCTTCCTCTGCCGTACCTACGCGAGAAGACAAAAAGCCGATCGTCTTATCGAACTGGTGAGCGCTCGACTTAATATCAAATCCGGTACCGAGTGTTGGCGATGCAATCAGCACATCAAGGTTAGGTACGATAGCGTTGATGTCTTCTAGCGCTGTTTTCACTTCCTCAGTACCAGTGACATCCGCATGTACGACCAAAACTGCGCCATCGTAGTGTTTGCGCTCTCTTTCTTGCTCGATGGCAGTACCAATCGCTTTTACTTGCTCTTTCGAGTTGGCGTAGATGTAGCGCTTACCCTTAGCCATGATTTGCTGCATGACTTCTTCTAGCAAGTGATCTTTCGATTCGTAGACGTACATCTTTTTGCCCTTGGCCACTTGGAATGTATTTTGGAAATACACGCCAGTGTGCATGCCAATGAAGTGGCAAAAATCGAACGTTAAGTTACCCAAGTGTGCATCCGCTAGGATTTGGGTTTCGCTGTTCTTAAGAACAAATTGCAGGTAGTTAAGGCAGTGTTCGCCGTGTTGGATAGTCTTTGCGTAGTATTGGCTTAGGTTCTGCTCGAACTCATCAACAAACACCACATCCCAATTTGAACCAGCTAGGCGCCATAGTGAATCTACTGAACAGACCAGAACGTGCGCATTGCGTAGCGCGATGTTTGCATCGGTTCCTGGTACAGGGTCTTTAATGATGAGGTCTTGATAAAATTCAACCGAGACTTTCTCTTTCGCCAGACCTTCTTTTAGTGATTTCGCCAACGCAACACGGTGAGAAATAACTAAGGTCTTTTTGTCAGGGTTTTGTTTGATGTAGTTTTGAACCACTGTTGACTTACCCGTACCCATATCAGATTCGATCAGGTTCAAGCCTTCGCGAATAGATGCGGTTAGGTAGCGAGTGTTTGATTCAACTTTTTCGAAGCCACGAATGTTTAGCAGCTGCTCTTGAACGGCTTGCCATCCAAGGTTGATAAACGTATCGCTCCAGTCAAAGCCATCTGTTTGCGGTAGTGTCCAAAAACAGTTGTTGCTTTGAACGACATCCCGGCCTGCTTTATCGTTATCTGGTGCTGCAATAAACTGAATGTCTGGATGCTTTTCTCTTAGCAGCTCAATGATGAAAGGAATGTTACCTTCACCGATTGGCGTAACGATTACCTCACCCGTTGATACGTGCGCAGAGTAGGCATCGGCAAAACCACCGACCACAAAAACACGTTTGGGTCCATGGTCCCGAAGCTCACCAAAGGTGCAAAAACCAAGGTCCGTACGAGCGTTATCGCTTGATAGTTTATTGATGGTGCGCTCACCAACTTGGAAAGCATTATCTAAAATACGCTCAAAGCCGCAGAAGCGGCCTTGGTTAAATAGCTCTTCATAGATAGGCCAAACCAAGCAAGGGTTGTTGTATTTATCACGACCAAGGCGAACGTCAACAAAACGGCTAATGTCAGCCATTTGCTTTTTGATCATGTATCCCGTAGGAGCGAAGTTATCCGGCCATCCAAGGAAAAGTTTTTCTTCCTTTTTTAGTTCGTTCCACTGCTCTTGCTCGGCTTGAATACGGCGACGTTCTGCGGCCTTTTTGCGCTTCTCGTAGTCAGCGAATAGCTTTTGTCTTTCTTCTTCAGAATAATCTTTCTTCTTCGGTTTCCAGCCTGCTTCCATTGCTTCGTAAATGAAAGAGCCAAAGCTAGTGCGCTTTACACGTTGGAAGTTCTTCCACCAGCTCTTAAAGCCGCGCTTATCGTAGGAGTTGCCTGTTGCTGACCAGCGTTCAAAAATGTCTCTGGCATCATTGCCATATTCAGACACTAACGCACGGCCAATCTTAGACCATCGTTTGTAGGGTAAATCTGGAGAGATATGACTGAGGGCTTCCTCAGCTTCATATAGTTCTAGTTGTATGTAATTAGCCATCATCGGTCCATCATTTTTATGACAGATACTGCAATGGAATCTACCGAAGTAAATTTCCTATTGCATAGACGCGAATAGGCCGCTAGAATTGAAACCAACAAATAGCGTTGTTTGGTTTGGTTCTAGCCGCCTAACACATGAAAAAAGCTGGTCGCCACAACCGGCTTTTTTTGTATCTGTAATTCTTGAATTGTCTTTTAAATCAACAACATAACAAAGCTGTAACTTTTCTCTTTTTCCAAAAATCACTTTATTCACCATGCATGCCGTTGTTTAACTATCGCCACAATAGTAAACCATTCATACATGAATAAACAAGTGATCAGCTGATCATTTTACTTATTCTAAATTGAATATTAGTAGATTATGAGACTTTGCGATCATCAATAACTCTACATACTACACCCTTTATATGGGTTGTTTCAGTAACTTTTATCACAGGGTATTGAAGATTTAACGGTTTTAGATACCTCGCACCACCATCTTCCACCAGTTGTTTAAAGGTGGCTTCTTGTGTTGATTCATCCACGGCCACAACGAACTTACCCACGTAGTCTTTAATTGTTCCAGATACATCGGGATTTACCAGGATAAAACTGCCGTTTGGAAAGTGATCTTTGCCTCCGCAATTTTCCATCGAGGTACCGTTCACTTTTAATAGATAAGCATTTTTCGGTGATTTACCAGGAATGAACTTAGTTTCTTGGTTGTGCGTCTCAATACACGGGCTTTCGCCCCAGTTCCCTGCTTGAACCCAAGATAAGACCGCTATATCACGCCCTGCGTTTTGGTTAACAGAACGCTTTCGGATTGGCGCAGGCATGCTGTCTTGGTTCGTCTCTGGAATTTCCCTATGAAGTCTTTTTTCCAACTCACTCAAAGACCATCCAAATAACTTGCAATAACCATCAACGATAGGCCAGCTCGGCACCGCCCCTCGCTCTACACGGGATAGCGTAGGCTGAGAGCAGTCAATCCCCCACTCTTTAAAAGTGGCGACAACTTCATCAAGGCTAAATCGCTTTTTTCTCTCTGCTTTGATTATCTCGTGCAGTTCCATTTTCCCACCAGTGATTCAGTAAGCAAAAAACGCCCATATTTCATATATGAAAATTATCTTACATTTCATATTTGGCACATTCATCACGGAATAAAAGAACTCCGGTTTGCTTTTTATTCATATTTGAATAAAATCGGGGATATGAAAACGCCTTTACATAAATGCAGGGCATACGAAGGTATCTCCATAGCTTTTTTAGCTCTGGAAAGCGGTTCTAGCGGCGCAACACTTAGCCGCTTAGAAAGGGGGATATCCAATACGTCAGGCGAAGTGTGTTATCAGGTTCTCGAACGGTACAAGAAGTATGGCTTAACTCTTGAGCACTTGATTTATCCAGAACGCTTCCCCGATTTCGTCATAAATACATAATAGTTGGCAGGCTTTTAAAATGGAACGTCGAAAAAATGACAACAGATTGTCAGCCGTGGTTTTGGACCATATCAATAGCTTTATTGATGAAACTGGCATCGCTGTTGAGAAATTCACTCGCAACAAAGTATTGCCTGAGCTTATTAAAGCTGGCGAACTCACACGACCATTGAAAGATGAAGATAAGTGGGAGAAAACACAATCTCGTCGTCTTGTTCGCTATATCGATGGCGAAAATCAACTTCACATCAATTGGGTTTTTCCTTTTATTGCAAGCTTGCCTGAAGCGTACCGTCAGCCATTAAAGAATGAGCTTTGCGGAATGCTAGGTTCGTATTTTGTCGCATTGACCGCATCAAAAAGCTTATCGAATGGCACTGAAACACGTTCGCACCTTCCTCAGATGGCGAAAGAATGGGGTGACATCTTAGTTAAAGCTAACCCAGCAATGGATGGTGCTTTTACTCCCGATGATGACCCAGTTGAAGTTCTTAATTACGCAAACGAAATCGCTGAGTGCATTGGCGTTCTCATGGCTGAGCTAGGCGCCATTAGTCGCGCAACGAACATTGAGCCTTCTGCCGTGAAAGCATTCCGAAACAGCACCTTGTTTGTGTAAAGGGGTGTGACTATGCGCGTTAAGTTCAACGAAGAGGGATTGCGAGAAGAGCTACGTGAAGCGATGTTAGTTGTGCCACGCACTCGTGGCCAGCTTGATGGCTTTGCCGATAGCGGATGCAGTGATAGCCGTTTTACTCGCCAATCTCATTACGACATCACCGACGATAACGGCAACAAGATTGCCAGTGTAAAAGCGCCAGTGGTGACCACGTTGGCTTGCCGAAAGTTTAAGCAGTCACCTTGCCCACTTCCTCCTAAAGCTTTTGTTTATGCAAGGTTGCTACGCGATATGAATTCTAACCCTGAGCATATATCTGATTGGCTGCGCTACTGCTACAGCGAAGGCGCAAAAATGCCAACGAAAACCCTGCTGCTTGCGCTGTTGGATGAGTTTTACCAACAAGAGTCCAAGAACCTCGGCAAAGAATCAAAAAAGTTGATCGCGCACTTGGCCTTGGTGGCTTGCCAACAAAAACGCGAGCGCATTAACGGCGGCACGATGCTGCTGACTCAGGCAGTGATTGCAGAGAAATCAGGAAAGAAGCTCTCTGCTTGGGAAAAGTCATGGGCGAAGCGCTGGACGCGCTTGCTCGACATATTAGGCACGTTTGATCAAAAGGGGCTTGAACATGTGCATGAATGCCGACGCAGAGCAAAAGCTACCAGAAGGAATGCCGACCTGCCTGTGCAATCGGTACTTCGAGCAGCCGCCCGAGCATACGTGGCTGCCTGAGTGGGACCGCAGCGAGGGAACGGGGGAACACATCCTGTTTTGCCCGAACTGCAAGTACCAAGTTGGCCCTTTTGATAATAAGCCTGCCGCGATAGCGAATTGGGCTTTATTAAACCGACACGGTGATGAGCAAGTTTACAGCAACTGGAAAAGAAACTACGCCGCCCATTACCCAGCACAAGATTATTTACGCCAGGAGATAGCATGATCAATTTGAGTATTAAAGAAGTAAAGCGCCAATTAAGTGAAGGCGAGCCATTACGCTACGGAGCATTAAGAAATCAGATGCTTGCTCGCTCTCTGAGTGAAATGTCTATTCCACCATATATGGAAGCGCTCATTCTTGAGCATTTTAAGGAACTGAACTGCAAGTTTATCTCTCACGAAGAGCATCGCGTTCGCGTTCATATCCACCTGCCTGACGACTCGCTGTATGAGCGCAGCTTTACCACTTCCAAGGGTCGCGATAAGGCCATGCGCAAAGCACTTAAAGAGCGTGACAACATTGGCAAGAAGGCATGGGGTAAGTTTTGGGATCGCGTTCTCAGTGAACCTGGCTTTTTCGAGCGCATGCCGCATTCGTTAGAGCCTAAGCAAATCGACAAAGTGAAAGTGTACAAGAACGGAAGCAAAGTGGTGTTCCCTTACTACGCCGCGATTTGGGCCGACCATTCCGGTAAAGGATGCGGCAAAAAGACCAAGCTGTTCAGCATTAAAAAGATGGGTGCTTTAGGGGCTTACAACGCAGCCAAGCGCCACCTGCAAGAGGTGCATGCGGATTACATCCCCGTGATTAAGCACATGGAACGATTCAACGTAAACGAGCTGCTTTAGCTCAGACCAAATTAGCCAGGAGATAGAACGATGAGAGACATAAAAATTGCAATGCAAAACATCAATGGATGCCACCAGGACGGAATACTAACGGAAGAGTCTGCTGACTTTTACTTCATCAATGCCATCAGCTCAGCGATATCAGTCAGAATGCGCGAAGCTCGCGCTAATGGTAAGCGTGGTTGGTGGAATCCTGAAGTTTGCTCCATTGAGTTCTTGAAAGAACAGGCCATTAAAAACCTTGGCGAAGGCAACGTGCTGGACGCCATCATATTTATCGCCATGGTTCTTATGCGCAATGAGGGCCAAACAAACACGTTGGTTTTTAATACATCCAAGCTTGGTGATCTTACCGAACTTGCCCCTCGTCACTGTGAGTTCTTCCAAGAAGTTTACGACTCCATAACTTTCGCCCACCTATCTTTCGAATTAGCTCCAACAAGGGACAAGGCAATCATGGTTGCAGGCAAAATGCTCGAGCAAACCATGAAAGAGATCGAACGCCTTAATCCGCACAAAGAATCCTCTACTGGTGAACTATCACCGGCTATCGAAAACATGATTGAAGACGCTGGTCTGGAAATCACGGATGTAAAACACATCATCCTTGCTGCTCAGTCTGAAACGAAAAGGCAAATGTGCACAGCATCAGACCAAATTAGCTAGGAGATACCAATGAAGAAGTTTTATAAATCAAATCATGCAGATGTCTATGCCGCATGGACTGACTATCGAAATAAGACCAACACGCTAAAGGCAGAGTTTACTGAGTTTGCAAACAACTTTGATGCTAAGCCAGTTTTTTCTTACAGCGTTAATGGCCACAAATTCGCAAACCTAATGTTAAACAATTACGGCACTCGACCTGACGGTTCGCTCTGGACGAGACCAAAGCCAGCACTGGGTAATACAAGCCACATCAAGGCAAGAGTTCAAGGCAAGGAAAGCATGGCTGAACTTCGTCAATTGAAAGCGAAGTTTAAAGAGCTAAAGCCTGTCTGCTCAGAAGTTTCTTTGGATGACCTTTATCAAACTCTCGGTATCTCTTGGAGTGATGTTGTATTCACTGGCATTGAGTGGTTCGCCTTTGACGGAGATGTCTACATTTCCACTTCATTAAGCATCACCCAAAACGTGGATGAAATTACAGCCCACGAATTTTCAATTGCCAAGCAATCGAAGGATAAAGTCGATTAATTAAGGAGCCACCATGGAGACCACTGACCTAACGCAAAACCCGTTTACTTTTGAAAGCTTTTTTCAAGCGGAGTCTTACCTAGAAAAACAAGGCTATCACTGCGAGCACGAACGCTGGATTCATAAAAATAAACAGGATGTGTCCGTGGTCCCAAACGGCAGCGGCGTCAAAATTGAACCTATTAAACATTAAGAGTTAGCTATGAGTATTTTCCCTAAAAACGCGATGGTCTACCGCCATAAACTTGGCTTTAGCTTTGACCTCGAAAAGCTTGAAGAGCAGATGAAAGAGTTCGCGTACACACCATGCGGTGAAACCGATAAGCAAAAGTTTGGCTGGACTCCTGCGCTTGGCAAGAACACCGAAAATTTTGTGCACATCGCAGACCAATACGCGCTCATCGCGGCGAAAAAGGAAGTAAAGAACATTCCTGCTGCTGTTATTAAAGAATCCATGAACGAGAAAGTTGAGGCATTCGAAAAGGCAGAAGGTCGACCAATGCGCAAGAAAGAAAAAGACGCATTGAAAGACGACCTCATGATTGAGCTATTGCCGCGAGCGTTTAGCCAGTACACCTATTTCTCGGTATTCATTAATACCAAGTCGAACTTGGTGGTTGTGGACGCATCGTCATTTAAAGCGGCAGAAGATGTACTTGCCCTACTTCGTAAAACCATTGGTGGCCTGCCAGTGATTCCTGCGGTCCCTGTTAAGGCGATTGAAAACACCATGACTGAGTGGGTTAAGGAAGGCGCGGTGCCTTCTGGTTTCACTCTGCAGCACGATATTAAGTTGACGTCTGTGGTTGAAGATGGCGGTAGCGCTCAATTCAAGAAGCAGGAAATTGGCTCAGATGAAATCAAAGCCTGCATTGAGGCCAACAAGGTGGTCACTTCATTAAAGATGGATTGGCAAGAACGCATTGAATTCACACTGGCCGATAGCGGCACGATTAAAAGCCTCAAGTTCTCAGACCAACTTCAAGACCAAAACGACGACATTCCACGCGAAGATGTGCTTGCGCGTTTGGATGCGGATTTTTGTTTGGCTGCAGGCAATGTTTTCGAGTTCTTGAAAAGTCTTTATACCGAACTGGGTGGTTTTGAAGGTGAAGAGCACCTTTACACCAAAGATGAAAACGCCGAACCAAACACAGAAGCACTGCCAGACACGCTCACCTTTAGCCATAAGATCGCTGAAAAGCTGATGCTTGTTATTGAAAACGCCACCGACGACGATGCTCTTGATTCTCTACTTACGCAAGCTAGTGACCATGTAGCAGAGACGCGCCGAGCGTCGGTTTCTAACCTGCAGCGTAAGTTCAAGATTGGCTATAACCGTGCTGCTCGAATTATGGAACAACTCGAAGCATGTGGTGTGGTTTCTAAACCTGCTCACAACGGCCACCGTTCTGTTCTTATCGCACCAAAGGAGGCTGAATAATGGCAAGTCGTGGAATCAATAAAGTCATCCTAGTTGGCAACTTAGGCAATGATCCTGAAATTCGTTATATGCCAAACGGCGGCGCAGTGGCAAACATTACCATCGCCACAAGCGACCAATGGCGCGATAAGGCTACGGGCGAACCGCGCGAAAAAACCGAATGGCACCGTGTGGTGCTGTTTGGAAAGTTGGCAGAAGTGGCTGGTGAGTACCTTAAAAAAGGCTCGCAAGTTTACATTGAAGGCCAGCTGCAGACGCGCAAATGGCAAGACCAAAGCGGCGTTGACCGTTACTCCACTGAAGTGGTGGTGCAAGGTTTTAATGGTGTGATGCAAATGCTTGGTAATCGCCCTCAAAACCCACACGCAGGTGGATGGGGACAGCCACAACAACCACAGCACCCTCAACAACAGCAGCAACAGTATCGCGGACCGCAACAGCAACAAGCGCCACAGCAGCAGTACAACGAGCCGCCGATGGACTTCGACGACGATATCCCGTTCTGACGAAAGACAAAGGAATATCAATGCAATCGGATTCCAACCAACTTATCGCTTATGTGATGACTCACCATCGAAAGGTGGTGAAGTCTCAAGCCGATGCCATGGATTGGTTGGATAAAAACCTGCCAACGTGGCGAACGGCACCCGTGCCAGAGCCAGTTAGCACCATTTATTACGATGGTGAATCAGATGGATATGACAATGAGTAACGCTCTCCCTGAGCTCAAATTAACGAATGCCAATTTTGAATTGGCATTAAAGGGCCGCAAGCTCACTTCGGTGCGACTTGGCCATAAGGATATTGCGCCTGGTCTTTGCGAATTGGTGAACGTTGAAACGGACCAAAAGAAGACCATTAACATTTGGTATGTAAACCGCTGCCTGCTTTCGGATTTGGAGCTGAATGACGCAAGGCTTGATGGCTTTAATACCGTTGAAGATTTAAAGGCCGAACTGCGCCGCTGTTACCGCCGATTCATTGAAGACCGCGAACCAGTCACGCAAGTGCATTTTGATTTGGTCGCAGACGAGAAGGTGGCGTGATGAGTTCGCCAGAGGGTTTGAAAGGAAGAATCAGCACCTTCTAGCGCTCTGAAAGTGGCAACGTCTACTTTCGTCTTTATGGCGTTAAGAAGCCTTTTCTTATCGGCCATGATGTTGATGAAACCCTTATCCCCTACCTCGCTAAGAATTTAGGTGCAAGCACAAACGCCATCGACAAGGGCGATTTCTATTTGGTCACTTGGCTTGGCATTACTTGCAAGGTTCACCTCAGAAAAGATGGCTTACCAGTGGAGTGGGAAAAGCGCGAGCTGCCGTACCAATGGAAGAAAACCGCCAAGGTACCGAAACGTCGCCGCCACTGGTTAAGCGAACACGATTACAACGGCTACTACGAGCCGATTAAGGATTGAATTATGGCAACAACTATTCAAGTTGTGGAAAACCTAAGAGTTGGAAAGTTTATTGAAATCGAGGGAAAGCGCTGCGAGGTAGAAATGGCGTCTTTCTCTCAAGCGCTGACTGAGAAAGCTGCGCAAGATGAATTGTTCAAAGTAATGAAAGACGAACTTATTGATCGCGGAATCATAAAAGAGGATGTTGGCCAGTTTTATTGGTGTGAGAGTGGCGAGCCTTTAATTGAAGAAGAAGACTACGAGGATTGAGATTATGAACCCGAAATTAGTAAAGATGATTGAAGATGCAGGTTTGGAAGTGAGTGACGTTAGCCACATCATTGAAGAAGCGCAATCCCAAGTCGCCGTTGCAAAAGATCACCCTATCCTAATGAGCCGCGACAATCATCACGGTTGGAAGTTAGAAGAACTGGCTGAAAAGCTGCGTGGCGAGATCATGAGTAAGTCACTCAATATTGCCGAAGATATGTCGTTCGAAGCGCAAACGGTGAAGAATAACAACTTCCAAATCCTCGGCCTACTTATGCTAGTTGAAGCGCTTCAACGTCAGTCTTTTGTGGTGATGTCTAAGTTAGGCAAAGACCAAGGGCCTGCATCTCAACCAAGAATTGGAAAGTAAGGAAAGACAATGGCTTTTAATATCATCCCGAGAAACAAAGAGGCTTTAGAGCTAGGTAAGCCTAACGGCTTTTGGAATGCTTTGTTTGTGGAGACGCCACTTTGCAAAATGGTTGAGGCGGAATACACCGATAGAGGCACGATTAAATACGAGCATGAAGGTTTTGTTGGTGAATGGTTCACGGAAGAAGAAGCGCTGAAGATGCACGAAATTCTAACCGAGTACGTGAAGACTGACGAATACCAAAATCACCGTTATTTCTCAGAACGCACTAATCAAATGGAATCCATGCTTGAGTTTTTGCCTATTTGTGGTGGCTTTAAGCGTGATTAACAAATAAAGCTTCGCTAATACTGTTTGGCGATGATGATAGCGGCTCTTGCGAGCCGCTTAAGGATTGAATAATGAGCAAAGATTTAGTCAATAACACGGAATCTAACGAAATCAAAACGGTACAAGAGGCTGCGATACTTCTTAGAGAGGCGATTCAAGCAGCAGAGTCTTTTGGTCTGGTTAGAACGCAAGATGGCTCGGTGGTTACTGGTGCGCTTGCTTCTGAACATGGCGTGGTTTTGGTCAGAGGCGATGTCTTGTAATGAAAATTTGCAGAAAGAAGGTAATCGGAGTTCTGATGACCTTGCCTTTGGTTATCTTCATTTACTACCCATTAGTTAGTAAGAATGGGCCTATTGTTATTTATCTATCAATTGCAATTATTGCCCTAGCCTCATTAGCACTTAAAGGCGTCGCCATTTTTTGCGGTTGGGACGATAAAGAGGACTCTAAAGGTAAGAACGCCGAAAAGATCACTAAGTGCGAAAAGGAACTGCAAAATCTTAGCGTTGGTTTGATGCACTTCTCATTTGAAGAAATTAAAACCCTTGAGTGGAATGAAGTCCAAGAATCTATCGAAAAAGCAAGAGTAACTGGTGAAGTTGATAACCGATTAAGCATGATCATCAACTTCGGAAAAGGTTTAGAACGATTATTACCGGAGAATAGCCATGACGCTTGAATATTGTGGAGACTGCTGCGTGTGTGACGAACCAGTCGACTTGTCTGAAATGGGCGCTTGTAAGAGTTGCAATAACACCTTCCATTGGGGTGATTGTGGTGAATGGCATAGCGGACAGCACACCTGCCACAACTGCATGCCAGATGATGAGGAAGAGTGATGGAAACAACGCAAATACTCATCACTGTACCAACACTTAATGAGGTTTTTGGTTGGTTGGTGTTCTATCTGTGCATTGGTAACGTAGTTTCGCTTATTGGTTGCTTTGGTCTTGTTATGTCTGACTACGGAAGAACAGTGCGTAAGGGCACTGCATTTCAAGCCCTACAAATAACGGTTATTTATTGGTTGTTGTGGCCACTGGCCTTGCATGAGATTAAAGGTAGCTATAAAGGGTGGAACCGAGACTATAAATATTACCGATAACGAATAGCTGAACACTTGAAATATCAATATATGTACAAATTGAGCAAATTTAACACAACATATAGTTGCAAAGGTGGGGTTGTTGGTATATCGTTTACCTAACATGCGGTTTTTGTATCTCGCAACAATTTATTTTATAGCCTCGCCTTCGTGCGGGGCTTTTTTATACCTGGAGATGGGCGCAGTAATGCGCCTTTTTTATTTATGCTAGAGAAAAAACACAAGCGTTGGGCGCTTTCTGCTCTAGCAGCGGCGCTTATCGCATTCATAGTCGCCAAGGGTGACCGTATCACTGCGGCGATTGGTAGCTTTACTGCTGCGATGGGCGCTCTAGGTTGGAGTGAGCTGTCAATGATAGTAGGTATCACTTGTACCATTCTGACCTTTGTCATTACGAATACGGTGAACTTCGTCTTCCGAAAAAAGGAATTCGAACTGAAGCGTGAAGCGCAATTGATGCAATTGACAGGAGAGGATGAGACTTAATGCAGCACACTAAGAAAATCGTTTGTTCCGTCATGGCCGTTATCGGCGTGATCGTTGGTGGCGCTGTAAAGGATGATTCCAAACTCTCAGCCAGTGTTGAGCCAACTGCGCAATATGATGCGATTAGTCAGGATGTTCGCCCTGTTGATGATTGGGAACGAATTGGTCTGGTTGAGATTGGCGGTGTTGAGGTTGGCGAGCTGATTGTCTCGCCCAAGGCACTGGAGGTTATCGGTAATGCGGAAGGATGCAGACGAAGCCCTTACACCTGCCCAGCAGGGTTAAAAACCGATGGTATTGGTAACACGCACGGTGTTACTGACGGAATTAAGAGCGATGAACAGATAGCCATTGATTGGACTCGAAATATCATCGCTGCACAGAATTGTCTCGCGTCATCCGGTGATGTGGCTTCGATGAGCCAGGGCCAAGTTGATGCTTTCACATCGTTCATATTTAACACGGGTTGCACGCGATTCAAGCACAACCGTGATGGTAGCGAGACACGCATTTACCACAAGATTAAGCAGGGCTGGTTTACTGGCGCATGCAATGAGCTGAAGTATTGGGTTTATGCAGGTGGTCAGAAACTGAAAGGCTTAATCAACCGTAGAGAGGTGGAGGCCAATCTATGTCATGGATTAGAAAGTTCATAGGCGTTGGCCCTTTAATTGTTATTGCGGTGTTGGTTGGACTGCTGTTTATCAGTGATAGCCAAACGCAAAAGGCGCGAGAAGCTTTGAGCCAAGCTTCCTCAGAACTCGCTGCCGAGAGGGCAAAGTTAGATGTTGCGATTGCTTTTAACACATCGCAGAACGAGACGATTAAGTCGCTCAATAAGCAATTGGTGGACGCGCAAGTGGCCGATGAGTGGATGCGAAAGTTCAATGTGTCCATGGACACAAAGCTTGAGACCACACTATTTGAATTAGGGAAGATACTCGATGAAGAAGCAACGGATTTTAATAGTGGCTGTGACGAGCGCTTTAGTCCTGGCATCGCTGAGCGGATGCAGCAGTATTACGACTCCAGAAAGGGAAGTGCTGTACAAGATTGAATATGTTCCGATGCTTCCGCCACCTGCCTTGCTTGCTCCATGCATCCCACCATTTGAAGAGGCGATGAAGACTCACAGCCAAGATGAGTCATACACTCGCGATATCACTTGGAGTATTGAGTTTGATAAGTGCGCGGTTAGACCCGACAAGATTAAACAGTGGTACCAAGACAAACAGGTAGACAAGTAGCGTGACTGATTGATTGCGTACTTACTATCTCCCATTAAAGCCAGCGATTGCTGGCTTTATTCATTGGTTAGGACTTTTACGAGAGTTTTAAGCAATGAGTTACCACAACTGTTTTTGTATTGATTCTATCAAGGAGAGCTTATGCATTGTTAACTCCCAAGTGGGCGGGTGACGACAACTGAACGGGCAGGCTAGACGAGCGTCACGGAAACCAAACTCATGACAGTCACGGTATGGACAATCCACCAGACCGTGACAAACCCGAGCCATACAAAGGAAAAGTCGATAGTTGTTTAGGTGGCGCACTGGATTGTGAACAACCATTCGACGCTTTATTGCTGAACGTTCTCGGTGAGAGTGTTGAGCAATAAAGGAGAAGTGACCGAGAGGCCGATGGTGTTCCCCTGCTAAGGGAATGTGCGGCAACGCACCGAGGGTTCGAATCCCTCTTTCTCCGCCAATCAATCAAAGAGTGAGACCACGCTATGTGCCAATCAGTATCGATGTTCGAGTCTGTCATGAATACGCAATGCCAAGCATTGGAGAAGATGATGACCAATCAAGACACATGTAACCCTCAGCTAATGGAAGAGGCGAAGCAGCTACTTGAAGAGGCGAACATCAAAGCGATTCAAGCAGCGAAGCAAACGACCACGACTCAGAACGAGGTGGCGTGATGTATGTGCTCAAGCCAGACGCTAAGCGTAATCGGCGCAGTCGAAAGAAAGCTTGGCACGAGTTTGAGCGAGGAACAATGCAGCGCGCGGCTCAATTGGAACGGGTCCTTCTGGGCACCCTGAGCGACCACGGGGGCTCGACCTCGCAGAAAAGCTCTCGTTAAAAATTTTTTTTATTTTGGAGGTTTCCGGTTTCCGGTCAAAAACCATGAATGAGCGAACTATTCAACCCGAGCAAAAAGTTCACGCAGTTGGACATAGCGACGCTTCTTGGCATTTCATCTAGACAGGTCCGAAACCTTACGCAACAAGGGGTTCTGCCTGTCGCCAAAGGGCGAAATGGTATCGATCCTCTTGCGTGTATCCATGCTTACATTACCTATAAATCGCAATCAAAAGCCTCCGATTCAAAACCGGAAACCGAGCAAGAAGATGAGGAAGCGTTTGCGAAATTAGAGCGCGATCTCAAGATAGAGGAACGGCGCGAAAAGTTGGCGATGCTAAAAGCCAAGCGCGTACTGTTTGAAAAAAGTTACGCACCAATAGACATCATCGTCGATACCTTAGAACAGGTATGCGCCAGAGTGGGCACACGCCTCGACACCCTCCTTCCGAAACTAAAGAACGCATGGCCCGACATGCCACCCGAAGCGGTGGAAGTTTTAGAGGCCGTGATTGCTGCTGTATTAAATGAGTGTGCCGATGTTCAACCAAACCTCTCCGATTACATTGACAGCGATCCAGACGAAAGTCCGTCGTGGCTTGATGGGGATGAGGAGAACAATCGCAATCAAGGGAGCGGAGTGGGCCAATAAGCATTTCCGGTTAGCTGCTGGTTCTTCTCAGGAAGAAGGCTTTTGGGAAACACTGCCTTTGCAGGTTGTGCCACTCAACATGATGTGCAACCGCGCTATATCCGAGCTGACCATGCAAAAGTCGGCTCGTGTTGGCTGGTCCAAGTTGGTCATAGCAGCAAACTCTTGTCTGCATGCTCAGTTCAAAACCAACACCGTGATTTACGTACCGACAGAGAACGACGCAAAAAACATCTCTGTCACCGAGATTGATGCTGCTTGGCAGGAAATGCCAATCATGCACCAAATCTTCCCAGCCTTATTCGCTAAGGACCACCGAAACACCGTTTCCTACAAACAGGGAACAGGCTGGTCGCTGCATGTCCTCGGCACATCCACACCGCGAAACATGCGTGCTCTGACTAAAGGCGCGTTGTTCGGTGATGAGATTGACGGATGGGATTGGGAAGTCGGTAAAGAAGGTAACCCTATCGATCTTGCGCGAATGCGTTTGGAAGGCGCCGCTTTCCCGATGGCAAGGTGGGGAACCACACCAACCAATACAGGCGAGTCGCACGTTGAACGCCTAATGGCAAAGATGGAGCTGACTTTCCGCTTTTATCTGCCATGCCCACACTGCGGAACCGAGCAGGTTTTGGAGTGGGGCAGTAAAGAAGATAAACATGGCTTCAAGTGGGACAACACTCAGCCAAGTATCGAGAAAAAATCAAAGACAGTTTATTACAGCTGCGTGCATTGTGACGACCCTATCTACTACAAGCACCTCTACAAGATGGAGCTTGCAGGTCGTTGGATTGCCGAAGATGGCACATGGACACGCGATGGCCATGAGTTCTTTGATATAGACGACAACCCAGCGCCAACGCCAAGCAGCGTCGGTATTCACATTTGGTCAGGATACAACACCAAATTGAGTGCAGGTTGGCGCGGCATAGTGCGTGACTTCCTCAACAAGAAAGACGACCCAAGTCAGCTCAAAACGTTCGTCAATCTAACGCTCGGTGAGCTTTGGGATGGTGAGAACGGAGAGAAGCTGGATTGGGAGCATCTCAAGTCGCGCCGTGAAATATGGTGGGCAGAGAGTCGCACCAGTAACCCAGTACCTGAGCGAGCCGTGGTTTTGACCGGAGGCATTGATACTCAGGATGACCGCATCGAACTCTTTGTGTGGGCGTGGGGACCAGGTGAAGAATGTTGGCTTGTCGAGCACATCGTTCTTCTCGGGGATTTATCGAGCCAAGTATTAAAGGATGCCGCTGGAAAAGCGCTGTATCGGACCTACAAAAAGCGCAGTGGCCAAGTGATGGACGTTCAGCTTTGGTGTTGGGACGCCATGGGCCATAAAACCGATGACGTTTACCAGATGAGTCGAACGCACGGCGTGATGTGGGTGATCCCAATCCAAGGTGAGAACCAATACGGCAAGCCGATACAAAACTTCCCTCGCAAGAAAAACAACAAAAAAGTCTACCTCACTAGGCTAGGTACCGACGGTATCAAGCAACGACTTTACAGCCGTTTAGGTTTAACCCCGAAAGGTGATGAACCTGTGCCTGGATGTGTTCACTTTCCATTGGATGATGACATAGCCGGTGATGAGTTTTTCAAGCAGCTCTGCTCAGCCAATAAAAAGTTGGAACATGACAAGTCAGGGCGACAAGTTTGGCGATGGGTGAAGCAATACCACCCATTTGATGAAGCGTTAGACGGATGGGTGTATGCGTATGCGGCACTCAACATTCTCACTCAACGGTTCGGTCTCGAACTGGAAGAGCCGCAACCCCAACAACCTCAAGAACAACCACAAACATCCGGTCTCAGCATCGCTGAGTTAGCCGCGAGATTGAAAGGTGGATCAAGATGACAAAACAAGAAATGTTGCAACAGGCCGAAGCCGCCTTTCATAGCTTGCAAACAGGAAAGATGGCGGTTTCCGTACAGAAAGGAGACCGCAAAGTTGAATACAGTCGAGCCAACATCCATGAACTTCGCGCCTACATTGATGATTTGCGTGGACAGTTAGGATTGAGCTCAGTTCGTCGTCGCGGCCCTGCAGGAGTTTCATTCTAATGACACACACCGGACTACTGGCTGCAGATGGTCAAACACCATTAAGAGATGCGGTGTATCGAGCTGGCGGTTCAGGGTTTGGTGGCCAGATGAGCGATTGGAACCCTCCGTCAAAATCGGTAGACGCTGCTTTCTTGCCTGTCATGAGACAGGCGAACGCCAGAACAGACGATGTCACGCGCAATAACGGTATTGCTGCAAACGGCATCCAGCTACACAAAGACCACATCATTGGCTCTGAGTTTCGCCTCAGTTACAAACCAAACTGGCTATTGCTCGGCATCGATCCAGACAAAGGGTTCGTGCGTGAAGTGGAAGCCATTTTTCGTGACATCGCCGAAGACCCGAACTGCTTTATCGACGCAGAAGGTCGCCGCACGTTCACCATGATGATGCGAGAGGGCATTGAAACCCATGCTCACACAGGCGAAATCATGGCGAAGCCCGAATGGATAGACCGTCGCCATTCGCACTTTTCAACCTGCATTCGCATGGTCGCGCCACGCAAGGTTAACAACCCCAACTACATGATGGACAAACCCCATCAGCGTGGTGGGATGCGCTTCAATCGACATGGCGAAGCCATTTCCTACTTCATTGAAGAAGGGGCCGATAACTTTGGCTCGCCAAAGAAATGGCGTGAAGTACCGAAGCGTTTACGCTCGGGGCGCATGGGGTTCTTGCATATCTTTGAGCCATCGGAAGGTGGGCAATGTCGTGGCGTGAATAAGTTCTTATCGTGTTTAGAGCAATTGAAGATGCTCGACACCTTACAGAACACCACGTTACAGCGAGCGATTGTCAACGCCATGTACGCCGCCAGTATCGAGTCAGAGCTTGGAACGGACCAAGCGATGGAGTACTTGTTCGGTGCGCAGCAAAATGGTGCGGTCGAAAAGATGCTAATGACCTACGGCGATTACTACGCCAACAACGAGGTCAAGTTCAACGGCGTCAAACTGCCTCACCTTATGCCAGGTGACAAAATCAACCTGCACAGCGCAGGGAACGCCGATAACGGATTCGCGGCCTTGGAGCAATCCATCATCCGCTACGTTGCGGCTGGATTGGGCGTGGATTACGCGCAGCTGTCGCGCAATTACGCGCAAATGTCTTACAGCACCATTCGTGCTTCGCACAACGATTCATGGCGTTACTTCATGGGTCGACGAAAAATCATTGCTAACCGATTCGCCAGCCAAATCTTCGCACTCATGTTCGAAGAAATGATCTTGCGTGGCTACATCAAGCTGCCAAGCAAAGCGCGATTCAACTTCTACGAACGCCGCAACGCTTGGACCAAGTGTGACTGGATTGGCTCTGGTCGACTGGCCATTGATGGATTGAAAGAAGTCAAAGAAGCCGTACTGCGTATCGACTCAGGTCTATCGACGTATGAGAAAGAGCTCGCGCTACTCGGTGAAGACTATCAAGAAATCTTTGATCAACAGTTGGCAGAGATGGAAGAGCGCAAATCGAAAGGCTTACCACCGCCAAGCTGGATGAAGCTACAAGCGTTAGCACCGGATAACCCAAGCGAGAGTTCAAATGAATAACTTACAACACCTAATCAGCAACACATTCAACAGGCCGCTCGCCTTAGAAGCTGGTTACGCTCGGGTATTTTTCTCGGCGCTCAGCCAACGTCTCGGCAATGTGGTCCAGATCACCGACACCGAAGGGCAAATCCTGCGCGAGAACGACATGAAAAAAGTCGCTTCTGGCTTCTCTCGGACTCGCAGCAGTAACCGCAGCTATCAAGTCTCTCAGGGTATCGCCATCATTCCGATTGATGGTTCGTTGGTTCATAAGTATGGCCACATCAAACCCTACTCGGGGATGACAGGGTACGACGGCATTATGCACCGCTTGCGAGAAGCGGTCGCAGACCCCGAAGTCAAAGCCATTTTGCTGGATATGAACACACCAGGCGGCATGGTCGCAGGTTGCTTTGACTTGGCCGACAAAATCGCAGAGATGCGCAAAATCAAGCCTATCTGGTCCCTCGGTTACGACATGCACTGCAGTGCTGGCCAAATGATTGCGAGTGCGTGTTCAAGGCGCCTCATAACTCAAACGGGCATAGCAGGTTCGGTGGGCGTGATTATGGCGCACACCAACATCGAGAAGATGCTGGATCAGCAAGGCGTGGAAATCACCCTTGTGACGGCAGGTGACCATAAAGCCGATGGCAACCCTTACCAATCTCTGCCGAAAGAGGTGCGAGAAAAATGGCAATCCGAAGCAGAGAGCACACGTCAAATGTTCGCAGGTAAAGCCGCCGAGTACATGGGCGTCGACATTAAAACCATTCTATCGACTGAGGCGCAGGTCTACGAAGGCCAAGCTGCAGTGGATGTTGGCTTCGCAAACGAAGTCGTTAACGGTCTTGATGCCGTTCAGATAATGGCTGAACAGTTCAAGAAACAACAAACCACCTTTGATATGGGAGCCGCTATGACGGTGCAAGCAGAACAACAACCAGTCGCAACGGGTGAGCAAGGCAATCCACAACAAGCCGCTGCTCCAGCGACTCCGCAAACTCCAACTGAAGAACAGCAATCCACTCCAGAACAGCCACAAGCGAGCGCGCAAAGTGATGAGTCCACGGACCCAGCCACAAAAGAGCGTGAACGCTGCATGGGCATTATTGGCCTAGAAGAAGCCAAAGGGCGTGAAGCGCTCGCGCAGCAACTTGCCAGTAATCCCAAAATTAGCGTCGATGAAGCAAAGGCCTTGCTTGCTTCAGTACCAGTTAGTGCCACTGCGCAAAACGAGTCGGCATTAATGGCACTGGCCTCAGAGCACGGTGAGCCTCTTGGTGATGATGTTGGTTCCGGTGATGTCACCGAAGAACAAAAGAACATCAAAGCGCTAGCGTCTTCATACACACGCATTTAACAAGGAAACTCGCATGTTAGAACAAACAGAATACACACCAGATGAGCTGTTTATTAGCGCACCAGTCACGGCGCGAGCAACCATCAAAACGGGCGTATCTTTTCCTGCTCGAACCCCATTAATGGCCGACGCGACTGACGCCGCCACTTTGGTGGAATGGGACGGTACACCAGGCAAAGCCATCGCTATCTCGGCTCGTGATGTGACGAATACAGGCAGCGACCAAGAATCGACAGTTTACCTACAGGGTGGCTTTCGTATCGGTTTTGTGAACTGGCCTGATGCGGTCACAACCAACAAGCAAAAACGCGCTGCTTTCCTAGGTAGTCCAGTTTTCGTAGACGACGAATACTAATTCGTCGTTTTCTTTGAATTCAGAAAAAAGAGCTTCATATGTCTGATAATTACACCACTCGCGAACTGCTTGGAGCCATTCAAGAAGCAGGGATTCGCCGCGATAACTTCTTCATGCGCTTCTTCTTCCGTGAGATGTACACCTTTGCCACGGAAAAAGTCGACCTCGACATGATCCCAAATAAAACCAAGATTGCAGCTTTCTGCTCACCGATGATTGGTGCGGCCGTGGATCGCAACCAAGGTTTTAAAACTTCAAGCTTCAAACCTGCATACGTGAAGTCCAAGCATGCAGTTACCGCTAACCAAAGCGTAAAACGTCGCCCAGGTGAGCCAATCACAGGCTCTATGTCGGCAGGCGACCGTCAAAACGCGATTGTGATGCAAAACCTCGACATCGAAGAGCAAGCGGTTCGTGACCGTGAAGAGCTGATGTGTGCCGAGATGGTCTACGACGGTAAAACCGTGATCGACAGCCCTTACATTGAAACGCCTTACGAAATTGATGCAGGCCGAAATGCGGACAACATGATCACGCTTCTTTCGGCAGCTCAGTGGGCGAATCAAGACTTTGCTACCTACGACATCGTTGGTGACATTGAAGCTTGGGCGGCGATTTCTGAAGGCCTGACGAATGTCATCATTACCGATCCTAAAACGTGGGCACTGATGCGTAAGTTCAAGAAGTTCAATGACGCGCTGGAAACTCGACGTGGCTCTAACTCTCAGCTGGAAACCGCGCTAAAAGACTTAGGTGCAACGGTTAGCGTTAAAGGCAATCTTGGCGATGTCACCATCATCGTGGTGGATGAAGAGTACATCGACCGTGACGGCACAACGAAGAAAGTTCAACGCGACTTCACGTTGATTTTGGCGCATACCGAACTGCGCGGTGCGCGTCTGTACGGTCAAATCCAAGACTTATCCGCTCAGCGTGAAGGCTTTGATGAAGCCGAACGCTACGTGAAAGATTGGACGGAAAATGGCGATCCAGAAGTTCGCTATACCAAAACGGAAGCCGCCCCTGCGATGTACCTCATTGACGTTAACAAAGTTGTTGTCGTCAAAGTCGGTTAATCCTGACCACCACTAACGAAAAGCAAAATGGGTCCACGGACCCATTTTTACTTTGGAGCCAATCATGAGCCGAAAAGAAAACCTGAAAAAACGTGTTGATGAGCTTTGCAAAGAGCTCGGTATTACTGAACCGCAATATTCAGACAAAACGACCGAACCTCAGCTAAATAAAGTCATTGACGATTTGGAAGCCAAGTTACCAGACATGGACGAATCCGATGATGAAGCACAGTCGCAAACGCAAGGAAATGACGCTAACCATACTGCCGGTGATCAAAGCGAACAAACCGAGAGTCAAACCAGCGAACAATCGGAAGTGCTTATCGGTGCTGCGGTCGAATTACCCGATGATGCCACGGTTCTAGACGATGGTGAGCCGCCAGAAGTCAACGCCGATGAAAAAGGCAATGTGCAAGTTCTCGTGGATAAGCCGTTTCAGTGTTTGCAAGGCCAAAAGACGGTGCTGCTCAAACGTGGCGATAAGCCGTTTTTAGATGAAGAAACCGCGATGGAAGCGGTGGACGCAGGCTTGGCGTATTTCGTCGCGACGATGTAAGGCCGCTTATGTTTGATAACGAATTCGACCAGTTAATGGAAGAGGTGGATAACACGGTTTCTGAAGCGTTTGGTGTTTGGGTGAAAGTCAATGGTGGAGAACCTATCAAAGCCATTTATGACGAATCCCTAAACCAGTTTGACGCTATGGCAGGCATCGCTCGCAAGCTGACATTTAAGAAAGCAGACAATGTCAGACCGAAGAAGGGAACACCTATCGAGTTCGTTTCCTCGGGCAGAAAGCTCACTGTCACCAGTGGCCCTTATCCAGAAGACGGAAATATTGTGGTGATCTTATGAATAGCATTGATCGGGAATTGGCGCTAGCCGTTAAAAACCTTTCCTCATTACAAAGTAACGCGGTACCGAAAGCCAGTGCAATGGCGATTAACCGTGTGGCTGCTCGAGCTGTTTCTCGGTCAGTGAAAGACACCGCAAAAGCCGTTCGTATCAAGCAAAAAGTTATTCGCCCTCGCGCGTCGATAACAAAAAAGGCCACAGGGAAAATGCCAGTGGCTTTTGTCAGAGTGCGCAGGTTCGATGTTCCTGCCATCTCTATCGATACGGCTAGAACCCAAATTCGGCGCAAGCGAGGGCAATACCAAATCAGCCGAGTTAACCGAGGCCGAAATGGTCGTTACCAAAAGCGAGAGTTATCCGGTAACACCGCCATTGTTGTCGGTCGGCACCGATTCGAGAATGCCTTCTTACAAAAGCTGAAGAACGGTCGTTGGCACATCATGCAACGTGTCTCGGATGCAAGGCACCCCATCAAAGTGTGCAAGGTGCCAATCGTGAATGAAATCACCAAAGCATTTAAAAAGCACAGCGATGAGTTGCTTAGAACGGACATGAAAAAAGAGCTGTCCAGCGCGATGAAGCAACAAATCCGCTTGGTTATTCGCAGAGAGGTTGGTCGTGGAAATTAACAACACTATACGCAAACAAGTCGTTGCTGATTTGAAAGCAGGGTTAGTCGATGAGACTGGCGAGTCAATCATCGCAACGTTTTTTAATGGCAACCCCAGATACATCGCGGTTCCCGAATTTGAAGCTAAAGAGAATGATACTGACATCCCTGCCATTTCAGTCTCCGTTTCCGAAGGTCAATGTGTTGAAGAAGATTTTGAAGAGATCACATGGCGCTCTGAGCTGACTATCAGAATCTACCTGGTTGCAGACAACAACACGGAGCAAGAGCTCGACGCATTAGGTGAAGAAGTTCTCAAGATCATCACCAAACATTACACCGCCAACGGTCTTCTCGACCTCTGTAATCGTCAATCGTTTGGATACGCACAAGACGAAGAGCAGCCATGGGGAACGCTGGACTTGGCATTTACTATTGAATACACCGAAGAGGTTTAATCATGTCGGACCCAACTCAAGCAATCAAAGGCGCTGGCACTACGTTCTGGCGATTGAAAGACAACCAAGAACTGCAAACGCCTGCAGATTACCTTAATGACGACAAATGGGACAAGTTAGGCGGCGTTAAAGAGCTTCAACCAGGTGAAATCACCGTGGAAGACGAAGAAGATAACTACCTAGACGATCCTGAGTCTGATTGGGCTAAAACAACGCCAGGTCAAAAGTCAGCAGGAGAAACCAATTTAACTATCGTTTGGAAGCCAGGAGAGCCTGGCCAACAGCAGCTCATTGATGATGTAGACAAAGGCGTAGTGACCGAGTACCGCGCCAAATACCCGAATGGCACGGTGGATGCGTATTCGGGCTACATCAACTCATTGGGTAAAGCGGTGACGATTAAAGAGAAAATCACTCGCTCAGTTAAATTCAAAAACGTTGGCAAGCCAAAACTCGCGGAAATGCTGATTGCTGAACAAGCCGCTGGCGCAGGAGCATAATCATGACCCAGCTTTTTTTGAAAACAAAAACCGTACCTGTCGATGACATAAGCGTCACCATCACTCAGTTGTCTGGTTTAGAAAGACTGGATTTTATGGACTATTGTTCAGAAATTCCGGAACCAGAACGACCAGCCAAACCGGATGAGTCCGCCAGTGAGTCGGAGCAAGATAATTACCTGGTCGAGTTGAACAAGTACACGAAGAAATGGTTCCGTATCAACTTTCTTGTACAAGCTCGATTGGTGGCGTATGGCTATCGTGATGGCGTGGAAGACATCGATGAACGACACAAACAGATCATGTCACTCATGACGCCAGAGCAGGTTGAAACGCTTCACTATGAAATCGCTTCTTTCTCAGGCTTGCCAGTGCCTGCGCAAGAAGAAACCGCCTCATCAGATGGCTCGGAAGCCACCACTACCGCTGAAAACGCCACAACGGAAGACACCACCACTCAGGAGCCCACCGACCCAAAAGTCTAATTCGGGATGAAATTGAGTTTGCCATGGACCTTGCCCGAGAGTTCGGGCAAGTCTGTTGGCGCACCTTGTTGGCTTCCATTAGCGGCGAAGCCGTTGTGGAGTGGCGTGAATACTTTTCAAAACACGGCTTTAAGCACCAGATGGACAATCTGCGCTTTGCCGTGACCTGTTCTTCAAACTGGAATGTCACGGCCATGGCCGCAGGCTGCAAGGACGACAGCGCCCTTAGAAGCTACCAAGACTTCCTGCCAACCCTAGAACATCCCGAAGAAGAATCCAAAGAATACACCGACGAAGAGCTGATGGCGTTGAGCGCGTCGGCAGGAGGAGTTCGCCTTGAGTGCCCAGATAGCTGATTTTAATATCCGCTTCAATACTGAAACCGCCAAGTTTCAGAAAGACGTGGATTACGCCAAAAAGATGCTGCGCGGCTACACCAAAGAAGCCAAAGCGGCGAACGACTCAAACCTATCATTAAGCCGTTCTTTAGAGCAAACCGCAGACCGCGCCAAAAACGCAGGTCGTGGCGTGTTAGATGCTGCAGGTTATGTCTCGGCAGGCATTGGTGCCGTCACAGGTGCCACGGCTTACCTCATTACGCAGCAGGCGCAACAAGCGCGCGAAATCGAAAAGATGGCCACCGTTGCTCAGGTATCGGTCCAGCAAATACAAGCCTTGGCGTATGCCTCTGAGCAATACAATATCAGCGGCGAAAACATGGCTGATATTCTCAAGGACGTGAACGATAAGCTGGGCGACTTTACCGAAAATGAAGGTGGTGAATTTGCTGACTTCATGGAGAACATCGCGCCAACAGTCGGACTGACCATTGAGAAGCTGCAAGAGCTGTCGGGTCCCGATGCGTTGATTGCCATCAAAACGGCGATGGACCAAGCCAACGTTCCAATGAAAAGCCAGATATTTTATCTGGAGAGTATCGCTAACGATGCCTCGGCCTTGATGCCATTGCTCGACAATCAAGGTCAAAAGCTCTTTGAGTTGACCAAAAAATACGACGACTTGAACGTCTCCATGTCGGAATATGACATTGAGAAATTCAAAGAGATGGACCAAAAGCTCAAAGATACTGGGCTTAAGCTGCAGCGCTCTTTTGCTAATGCCGTGCTTGGAGCCAGTGATCAGATTGATTGGTTCAGCGATAAGCTGGCTTACTCAATCGACTATTGGGGAACACTGTTTGATAGTTGGTCAGACACGCCAAGAACGGTCGATGGACTAAGCAAAAAGCTGTCAGAATTGAGATCTGAGAGAAAAGAGCTTAGTGACGAGTTAAAAGAGGTAAACCGTACCTTTAAAGAGTACGAAAGTATTGATGTTGACAGCTTACTGCCTATTAACCCTCTTGGTCGTAGTGAAAACGAGTTATTCAACCTTAACTCTGATTTTGGGCGATTAACAAAGCAACTTGATGAGCTCGATGCCGAGATAGCGCGTCAGCAAAAACGCTACAACATCATGCAAACTGGCATGAACTATGACGCGCCGCAACCAGGTTTAAAACCTGAAGGCGACACGCCAGACAGAGTCTTACCGAAAGACACCGCAGGTTTAGAAAGCAAGCAGTCTTCTGGCGCATCGCGCCTAGCGTCGCTTGATATGCAGTACGCGAGTGAGCGAGAAAAGCTCATGTTAGCGCATGAGCAACGCTTGCGTGACATCGAAGAAATGCAGGTGTCCGAGCAAGAGTTGAAGCGTCGTGGTTTTGATACCTTGGAGGCATTAAAAACCGAGTACAGTGATCGCGAGAAAGAGTTTTTTAGAACATCACAAGCCGAGTTTGAAGCAGAGCAAGAAGCGGCGCTGCAACGTTCTGTCGATGCATTCGCTCGCAGTGAAAACGCCAAAACAGAAAAGGCCAAAGTCGAAGCTGAAAAACGGGCGTATCGTGAAGAGCGCTTGATGCAAGAGCGCGTTCGAGGCATGAGCAACTTCCTCGGTCAAATCTCTCAGCTACAAAACAGTGAAAACAAAAACGCCGCTCGTATTGGTAAAACCGCAGCGCGTGTCCAAATTATGCTTAACGCTTACGAATCAGCGTCAGCGGCATACAAATCTCTGGTTGGTATTCCTTATGTCGGTCCTGGTCTTGCTGCGGCAGCGGCAGGCACGGCTATGGGCTTTGGTATCTCCATGGCCAGCAAAGTCGATTCAGTCTCGAATATGGCGCACAACGGGATATCCGAAGTGCCGATGTTGGGTGGCCGAATGGAATCCGACTGGACGCTGAAAGCAGGTGAGCGCGTTTACACCAACGAGTCCGCGAACCGAATCGACCAAATGTATAGCGCCATCATGGCCATGCAGCGTCAGAAGTTCGCGATGAATGATCCAAGCTTGGATTCAGCCAAGGCAGGGTTGGCCGTTGGAGGTCGTAACGTGGTGAACATTTACGGCGCACCAGAGGGAGCGAAAGTGAGAGAGCGCCAAGGTGACAATGGTGAAAACATCACCGATGTCTTTTTGGAAGACCTCGATTCTGACGGACCAATGTCTCAAGGGATCGCGCAGCGCTTTGACCTCAAGCCAGTGGGAGTATAAGCACTCATGACAATGATGTACCCAAGCTACCTGCCACATCCTCAGTTTCCCGACAAAATCGAACAGATGTCCAATCGTATTTCCACGGAAATGTCGACAGGGCGTACTCGGGACCGTCGTCGGCATGTCATCGTGCCGACGTTCCAAACCCTCGTGTTTCGGATGCCAAAGGACAAAGCAGCGGCGTTTCTTGGTTGGGTAGACCATGCACTCAGTGGTGGCATTCGTTGGTTTACCTTAAACCAGCGCACCGAGCTGGGCGTGGTTCCCCTACAAATCAAAATGAAAGACCACCCACTCAAAGACGCCAAGCAAAAAGGTGGCAAGTTTTACTACACCGTGAAATGTGAAATTCGCCAATACCCAATCCAAAGCGAAGAAATCACCGTTAGCCAGATTTTATTCCCTCATACGCTTAATGAACTGATGACAGAGATCGACATGAGCCGCTATTACACAGAGAGCTGGAAGAATGACAAATAGCAATAATTTTTTTCAAATGATGGAAGAGCTTCGTCAGTATATTGACTGGCTGAACCAAATACTAATAGGTGGCGAGCAAGACACTGTTACCGTCGGTGGCGTTATCAAACCTTCAGTGAGCAAAGACATCGCAGATAAATGGTCCGCAATACAAGCGATGGTTCAAGGTCGACAGGCTTACGAAACCCGAGCTAGTTTGCCTGTCTTTCCACCTGAAAATATTGTTCTTGCTGAAGTTTGGCGCGACTCGAAGCCGGAAAATAATGGTCTATACGGTTGGACTGGGACGATATGGGAAAAGTCGCCTTATGATGTATCACTGTTAGCCAATGCACTGTTTGATAAAGCTGAATTTCGCGTTGATGAACTAGGGCTTGAAAACGTTAACAAAAATACTAGCAATACGGAGTTTGCGGTCACAGACAGAAATGGCCGTCAAGCCATTGGGGTGCGTTCGAATGGCGCGGTTGAGTTCTCTGGTTTATTAACGGAATTGGCAGGTGATTCTGGCGATCTGTTGTTTATGAACCAGTTTAACCAAATCCTTTTGCAGCTTTTGGCCGATGGCACGTTGAGTGTCGCCAATATGAACTTTGAAGCGCGAGACGGCGGTGAAGAGCTCGTGGTGCTCGACAGCAAAAATAGAATCGCCTTGAAAGTAAATGATGATGGCACGATTGAAATTCCTGGTCTCAAACTGGAAAAGTTAGGCTTTGATGATGTTGAATTGACCGTAAACCGTCTTATCGAGCCTAAGGATTTAAATCTACCACCGTTGTCTGAACTGACGCAGCTCATTATGTACGGGCAGTCGTTATCGGTTGGTGCCGAAGGTGAGCCTGCCATATCCATTCAAGACAGTCCCGTTGATTACATGTTTTCACACGGTGCCTATGTTGAATCCAATACCATCCCCGAGTTTTACCCTCTGATGCCTTACAAAGAGGGCACCGCGAATCGTAACCGTGAAACCCCACAAGCGGGTGTCTTGCAAATGATTCATGACTTATGTGATCGAGAAAATGGTGGGCTTCAGTTGGCGTTCTTGATGGGAGGCGCTGGCCGCAGTTCGACCAAGATTGAAGAACTGTCAAAGGGCACGGTGAATTTCGCAAGATTTGAACAAATGGTTCTCAACGGGCAAGAAGCTGCGAAACGAGATGGTCGTGGCACTTCGTTAGCTGGAGTGTTTTGGGTTCAAGGTGAAAATGACCTCGGCAACCCAGACTCAGAAGCTTATGTCACTCAACTGCTCAAACTCAGAAAGGACATGCAAGCTATCCGAAGTGGCAACCAAGTGGCGAACTTGCCGATGTTTAGTTACCAAACGGCACCAGCCTTGTATCGCACCGATGATCGCATGTGGGGAGTGCCTAATGCTCAGATGCTCGCTTCTGAGCTAGATCCACTTATCTTTATTGCCACTCCGACGTATTGGATGGATTTCGTTGCCGATGAAATCCACATGCCGAATTACAGTTACAAGTTGTTGGGCGCTTATTTAGGCAAAGCATGGAAACGCGTGATGGTGGATGGCATTAAGTGGAAACCACTATCTCCAGTGTCTTTCAGTTACTCAGGGAACAGTGTTGACATTAAGCTTCACGTTCCAAATAAGGGCTTAGTCATCGAACCCGGTGAGTCTCACGCAGGTTTTCGTTTAAAGGATTTAAATGGTGAAGCGGTTATTCAGTCTGTCGAAATCGTTAATGACAATGCGATTCGAATCAAAGCTGATCGAACGTTGTCGTCGCCATTACAAATCAGCTATGCCCGATTCCATGATGGGTGTGTTCGTGACACGGCCACTGAGCATGAGCACATCAACATCGATGGCGTTGTTCACCCTCTTCACAATTATCTAGTCGCTTTCATGAAGGAAATTTAATTATGGCTACTGTTATTCGCTTAAATAACGCCAATTTTGACAACCCGAACTTACCTGTCTTTTTTCCTGTAGAGGCTGAAGGGTTGATTGCTGGCTACACTTTTGATGGTCGTATCTCCACATTAGCAGGTGGTCAGTTGAGCATCACAGGTAATCCTATTTTGGATGAGTCAGGCATTACCATTAATAGTGCCACCGACATCATCACGACCAATGTTGTCGATGCTGAGCACGAAGAACTGACCGTGTTTATGGTGGGTAAGCGTGTTGCCACTCCTGCCGTGAATAGCTTTATGGTCGGTACGTATACCGATGGTTTTACTGTCTATTCTCAAGCAGGTAAGTTGATCATTTGGGGCAAGGACAGTGTTGATGGCTCTGCGGTTCAACCAAGCACGCTCGCGTTTGATGTTGATAGCCCATTCCTGTCAGTTTCTCAGCGAAGCCAAAACATGGTTAAGTTGAGCGTGCCTGGACTGAACATGGTGGCATCTAAAACGTCGGAGAACCCAATCTCGAAATCAATGGATAAAATCCGTCTGGGTGAGAGCCAAGTGGGACGAGAGCCTATCATCCACGTCTCGGCACTACTTATTTACAACAAGCTGTTGGATGAACAGACCATCAGCAAAGTGAATAGCCAGTTACGCAGCTACTTCTCTCCTTTAAACATCAATGTGCAATAAATGTTATGAAAGCCATAGAGGTTTATTACGCCTCTGCTCCTGTCGATAAAATCCCCATCCACACCATAGAAATTAAAAATGAAGATGCGTATCAGAAAGGCGAGCCGGAATCGGTCATTCGTCTGGCTGACGGTTTCTATCATCTTGAAGTTGATGGTGTGGAAGGCATTTATCTTGGGCTAGAGACAGGGGTAGAGACCTTCTTTCGAGCGTCGGCGTTCGGGGTGTCATTACCGGGTAAAAGCGTCAAAGGGAAACAGAACCTGCAATTCCAGATTGATAACGTGACGGGCGAGGCCCGTCGCTTTATTGATAAAGCCATGGAAGATGGCAGCAAAGTGACCATCACGTATCGCTTTTACTTGTATCCCCATGTCTCGGCACCTGCCGAGCCACCCCTCACGCTGACGGCGGTCAGTGAAAAAGACAACATCCAAACCGTTGGCGTTGTCGCGTCGTTTCATGACTTGGTGAACCGAGCATGGCCGAAACGCCGCTACACGCCAACGATCACCAAAGGACTCAAGTACCAGGGGAACTAATGACTTTAAATGAGTTAATGGCGGTGCCTTATCTTGATCATGGTCGTGACGAGCATGGTCTGGATTGTTGGGGCTTTGTTCGTTTGGTTCGCCACCTTCACCACGGCTTATCCCTATTGGACAGCTTTGGGACCGTGGACCCAGACGACAAAGCAGGCATGACCGACGCCTATCACCAATTGGTGGGTGGTTATGTTGAAACCGCCCCGATAGACGGCGCAATCGCATGCCATCTGATTGAAGATACTTTGGTGCATGTGGGTGTCGTGGTGAATGAAAACGGGCTGAAAGTGGCTCAAACAGGGCGAAAAATGGGCCGACCTTGGCTCTGTCGCCTGTCTGATTTTGAGCGTATGTCACTAATTACGAGGTACTACATCGAACATGACTGTACTAGCGGTTTATCCCAACAAGCTCAATCGTAGTAAGTGCGAGTTTACCCCAATCAAACCTGGGCAAACGCTCAATGATTGGATGGCTGCGAACATCAAAGGTTACTACGTATCAGAAACGCCGCCGTTTTCTTATTTCGTGAATAAAAAACAGCGCACTTGCTCAGATTGGTTTGATTATGTTTGGCAAGACGGTGACTTAGTGGAGTTGGTTGCCGAGCCGAAAGACCCTGCAAGTATCGCTTATGCGGTGATCGCGGTGGTGGCGGCTGGCGCGGCCATCTACGCCATGAACCAAATCCCTGACAACTTCCAGAAAACCATGCCAGAAGGCAGTCCGATTTATGAAGCCAACGCACAAGGCAACCGAGTGCGATTGATGGGGATCATCCCTGAGCTGTTTGGACGCCACAAAACCTTCCCTGACATCATCAGTGAGCCGCATTGGTATTTCTCAGAAGATGAAGAGTATCTGCTCATGATGACCGCCATTGGCAATGGCGAGTTTGAGCTTACGGGCGACGACATCACCATCAGTGACACGCCTGTGTCGAAATACGCAGGGGACATCAGTTATCAAGTGTTTTCGCCAGGGGAGGACGTGACCAGCCACCCAGCGCACGAAAACATTTACACCTCACGCGAGGTCGGTTCGACGTCTTCCACGGCTGGGATCGAGCTAGAAGGGCCGATTAACTCCATCACTCCGAGCCAAGTCAATGTGGTGGACGATACGCTCGGCGTGGTGAGCGATGTGGATGGACTCGCAACAGAATACTGGCCTGTTGAATGGGAAGCTGGCCACATCATCAAAATATCCGGTTCGCCTGGTATTCGTGAGATCACCGAAGCAAGTGGTGATGGTGGCTGGCGAAACGAAAATGGGGCAGACATTCTTAACTTTTGGTCGCGTGACCCTGATTTACACAATTGTAATCAAGGCGATTATGTTGAATACCCGACCAACTATTACGTCCCACATGAAGCCGACCCCGTGGTGGAATATTCAGTGGGCATGGTGGACATCAAGCAAACGTTCGAGGTCAATGGCGAGACGTTCTATGCGCTGCGCATCTTAAATGGTGAGGGCTACTGGATAACGGTCGACACCGTACCGTCAGAAACGCGCCATCATCCCATCAAGTTTCACGGCACGGACGATGGCCGCTATATCATCCGTGAAGCGAACAACCCGAAAGGCCGAGTCGATAGGCTGTATCCCGAAGGGACGAAAGCGCAGGTGTGGTGGGATGTCTTCACGCATCAAGGCGAGAACAAAGGGTGGACGCTTGAAACCGAAGTGGCACTGCCTGGTAAACCTGCAGGCCCACACTTTGCCTGCCCAGCCTCAGAGGTGGCCGATAAGATTTACATCGACTTCAAACACCCTGACGGCCTTGGATACGTGAACAAGAATGGCGACACCAACGCGCTCACTGTCGAGGCCATGATTGAATGGCGCGGAGAGGGAGAAACTGAGTGGAACCAAGTCAAGTACGAACGCCGAGACGGCACTCGCGATCAGCTTGCGGAAACCGTCGAAATTGACTTAGGTCGTAAAGTTCGCCCTGAAGTACGCGTGTATCGCATCACAAACGACAATAAAGACCTCAAGTATTTGGATCGCATCGAGTACCGCCGATTGAAAGCGCGACTTGATAGCAACACCAAGTATGACGACTTCACCACCATCGCCTTCAAAATCCGTGGCAGTAACTCGCTCTCGCGTAGCGCGGAGAATAAGCTGGGCGTGGTGCCAACCCGTAAGCTGCAAATTCCAGATGGGCTAGGAGGTTGGACGCAAGAGCTTTACCCGACCCGAGACATAGCACCGGCTATCCGCTACATCATTCTTGATAGTGGATTGAGTGATGTTCACATCGGTCATTACGAGCTGCTGCGTTTGCATGAGGTTTGGAAAGCCAGAGGGGATACGTTCGACGCAGTATTCACCGACAGCAGCACCTTGTTCGAGGTATTGAAGAAAGTCTTGCTCGTCGGTTACGCAGAGCCAACGCTCAAATACGGTCAAATCATTCCGGTACGGGATGAGCCAAGAACCACTTTTGATTTTCAGTACCAACCGGACAACATGCTTGGTAAAGGCTTGGAGCGCTCAGGCAGCTTTATTCGCGAAGAAGAGCCCGACGGTGTGGAGGTGGAATACTTCTCCACTCTGACATGGAAACCGGAAACCATAATGTGCTTGCTGCCTGGTGACCTCGGCATCAAACCGGAGAAAGTCAGAGCGTTTGGTGTGACCGACCCAACTAAAGCGTGGCAATTTGGTATGCGAGTGCGACGTAAGAAGCGCTACCGACGCTTTCAGTATTCATTCCAAACTGAGATGGATGCCTTTAACTCTAACTACCTCGATTACGTTGCTTTGGGTGACGATGTGCCAGGTTACGCGCAAAGCGGCAGGTTAGAAGGGTTTAGCATTCAGAACGGCAAGACGCACCTATGGCTGGACTTGCCACTGGAATGGGAAAGCGGAGTGCATCACATCACCGTCCGAAAACCCGATGGTAGGGCATCAGGGCCGCATGTTTGCACCAAAGGGAGTCATCCTAACGAAGTCATCATCACCAGTAACTTGGGCTTTACGCCCTCACTCGACGGTGAAATGGAACCGCCATTGTGGCTGTTTGGTCCAGCGGATAAGTGGTGTTATCCAGCGCTCATTAATGATGTGACGCCACAAGGCACTGAGAAGTGCAGCGTTAAGGCGGTGAACTATGATGTGCGCGTGTATGAGGATGATAACAACGAACCCGACGAACAGGGATACCCAAAAGTGGCTTAGGTGAAAATCTAAGCCTTTTTTATAACCATAAAAAGGAAATGATATGAAGCGAATTTGGTCGCTGTTTATGCGCGTCCTGCTGGCGCTGAACATGTTTGTGCTGCACTTGCTTACTGGTCAGTCTGATCTCACGATTAGCGGTTGGAGTTACATTCGTGTACGACAAGGTAAGCGCTCGCCCATCAAGTTGATTGATTGGCTGTTCTTGAAGCTATTCAAGCAGGAGGACCATTGCCGAAAGGCGTTTGAATGGGAAGTCGATCAGGCGCGAAAGTTTTACCACAACTACCGACCCTATATTTAGGGCTGTATGCGCCGCTATGTGTCCATGGACCCAAAACCATGGCCTAGCAACAATATGAATCAAGAAGGGCCACTGCATTGCGCGGTGGCCCTTTTTTTGTGTCTATTTTTCGCCGTTCGCAGTTATCTATTGCGGATTGGTCGAGTAAGCGATATCCCGATCATTATCTTTACTCTTTAGCTCACTGACTGCCCTTTGCAGAGTCATACTGCAAGAAATGCTCATCTCCTCAGTAATCACCATTCCAGGCTCTGCCGACAGTGCCATCATTTCCAGCTCTCCAATAAGTTTTTTTATATCCCAGTTTTTCATACAACCTTAGTCCAACTATGATTATTTTATGCATTTTGATTTGCATATTCAGAATACGGATAATCTGAAATGCGCAAGGGCTTGTTTATTGCCCTTAAGACGTTGTTTTTACATAACGAGCTCTTCTGGCACGTTTGTTGGTTTGGATAGTATCAATAATCCAATGTTTTCAAGTGAACGCATATATCGATTATTGATAATGCCGTCATTAATGACGGATTTATAGTAAATTCATATCAAAACTGGCGTGTGTTTTATGAGCAAGATAGATCCAATAGTCTATGTGTTGCGCAGATACCGAGAAAACAAAGGCATATCACAAGAAAAAATGTCAGCTTTAACAGGGATCAGTTTGAGCACAATACAAAGAATTGAGAGTGGCCGAACGGACATGAAACTCGGGCAATATCGGGAATATTTGCGCGTGTTGGAAATGTCGGACATGGACGTATCCATTGACCTTTTCTCGCATGAGTTCGTCTCGGAAAAGGATGTGGCCGCGATGGCGAGAAAGTTCCCTTTAAAGGTGAAGCGAGTGCTGGTGAAGTTTTTAGAGGAGCTGTCCGAAGCGCTAAAGCATTAACGGCACCGTGTGGTGCCGTTTTTGGTTTAAGGGTTATTGACGCGCTAAATGCTGATAGCACTGTTTGGCAACGGCTTCGCCCATAAAATCGCCTTGGCCTTTGAGCCATTCAATCACATCATGAGCTTCGAAATTTAAAAGCTCTGGTAGAGTTGCGTTTCTAAATTTGCTATATTGTTCTTCAGACATAATCGTCTCCTGGCGGTTTTGGTTGTGTCTTAAACCCCAGTTGCAGCTGGGG